TCACTTCCTGCCGATCTCATTTGCAGCCCTCGCCAGATAGTCGGGCGCAAAGTGGGCGTAGTGCTTCTCGATCATGGTCTCGGACGTGCCAAGGAATCGGGCGGCCTCAGAGAATGACAGGCCCTTGCTGACCAGCCACGTCGCCGCAGTGTGCCGGCAGGCATAGGCGGTCACAGGCTCGATCCCGGCAAGCGTGCTGGCCCGCTTCATGGCAACCTTCATGCTCTCGATCGGCTGGCCCCGGAAGGTCACGACATAGCCTCGATCGCCGTCCAGCGCCTTCCATCGCCTCAGATGGGCCAGCAGCCTAGGGGCGAGCCTGACGGGCGGCTGGCGCTTGTCGGTCTCCCGAGCTCCTTCCTTGAGCCGGTGGAAGGTCTCTTTCTCAAGGTCCATCCACGACCGGCCCGGCCCTCGGTCCCATGCCGCTGACAACACGGCTCCAGGGCGTGATCCGGTATAGAGCGCCACAAGCAGGAACCGGCACAGGTGCCGCAGTGGCCGTTTTTCGGTCTTCTCCCCCTCCTGTACCTCTTGCGTCTTCCAGCAGGCCCACAGAAGCCTAGCTGCCTCGGCACGGGTCATCCATCGTTGCCGCGGCTTTCCCTTCTCAGGCAGCACGACGCGCACAAGGCCCCGGTGCAGCCCTTCCTTGGCATGGTGGTTGATAGCGGCCCGAAGGTCCTCAAGGTCGCGCTTGGCACCTCCCCCGGTGCCCTTGTTCGATTTCCCCTTACCCTCACGCTCGGCCATGTATTTGCGGCACATGGCACCGGTGATCTGATCAAGGGTGAGCCGTCCGAAGAAGTCCAACAACCTTTCGGCCCGCTCGGCGCCCTTATCTGGCTGCGCCTGTCCTGGGACAACGTCTTCTAGGTAGATATTGATTACGTCCGCGACGCGGATTTCAGAGAGATCACGTTCCCGACGCGCTGGCGCGTATTTGCTTGCGATGTGCTCCGCGAGCTTTCTTTCAGCTTGCGCGCGGTCTGCTTGGCCGCAGCCAGTGCTAATTCGGCGTCCTCCGTCTTTGATGACCCATCGGGCGGATTCGACGATCCTGCCGGCATCGTCTCGCGCGGCTGGCCGGAGCCACAGGCGGGCGCCTTGGGCGTGACGGGGCATTGCTGAAACATCCTCTCGACTTCGGCAATTGTGGTCCAAAGTTTTCCTGCCACGCGCCAAATGGTCAACCTGCCCCGATCTGCCTCACGCCGCAGGCTTGACGCGCGCAGGCCATATAGGGCAGCGGCTTCGGACAGGCGCACTGGGCGGTCACGGTCTGAGGGGTTGATTGAGATTTGCGTCATGCCAATCCATCCGGCAGAAAACCACCCCAGTCTAAAATGTATTGTTTGAGTTCGTTAGACGGACGAAACCACTCGCCATGGACGCGATCCGACGCAAAGGTTTTGTGTAAGTCCTTTTCGTCGTCCATTGTGCCCCATTGAAAAAGGCAAAGCGTAATTTTAGACGGGTTTCCTGTTTTGAAATCCTTCAATCTCTGAACAAGCGATCTTTTGCTGAATCCTATTTTGATTAGCCCAGCGCATTCGATGAAATATAGAATTCCTAACCCTCTGCTGTGGGCTTCGGCAAAACCGAAATGTTCAACCATCGTCGTCACGGTCGCACCATTTTCGGTGAAGGTCACAGGTCGGAACTTACCCATTACAATCATCCCTTAAAAAGCCCGCCTTCTTCGCGCCCTTGATGGCGCGATCAAGCTCTGCCTGAGTGAAGCGGGCGGCACGTCTAGTCATTTTCCAAGCGCCTCCTTTATCGCCTTGTGCATCTCGGGATCGGCGGCTTCGAACAATTCGGCGTAGTCGGCGGCTTCGGCTCGATACATTTCGAGTTTGCTCGGGTTGTCGCGGACGCTGGCGCGGATGTTCGAAAGCCTGTCGGCCATCTTGAGGGGCACGGCGGGTGAATACGCCTGAAGGCTCGCAATCATCGACGCCTTGCGCTCGGCGCGGTTCTTGCCGATGCCTGTCACGGCCTCGACCCGGACGGCAACGCGGACACCAAATAGAGATTCGATCCTATCAATGGATATGTCGCAATCTTCGACGACATCATGCAGGAACCCCGCCGCAAGCATCGCCTGATTGTCATGCCCGAACTCGACCAGCGTCCAAACCACGTCGCACAGGTGGACGATGTAAGGCAGATTTCCGTAAAGCTGGTGCCGATGATGACATGCCGCGAACTCGGCGGCTTGTTGAACGAGATTCATGTCTGCGGCGCGGCGGGTCATAGGCCCCACCATTTTCCGAGCGCGTTCAGATAGCCTCGGCAAATCCGCAGATCGCGCCGGTCTCCCGGATAGGCGAACCCATGCTCGGACTCCGGCGTGATAGGCACGCCCTTGTGGCAATAGAAGGTGCCGCCCGCCTTCAGACTGTCGATGAGCTTCTTCCACTCGACCGTGTTCTGTTGCTCCGGCGAGCCGGGACGGAACGCGCAGTCATCGCAGGGCTCCTTCATTGAGCAAACAGGATCGGTCGGATCCCAGATCAGAGACTCATCGAGTGGTTGCCATGCGCATGTGCAGTCCGCGCAGATTGTCACTTTGCGACCGTAAAACTTCATCGACTCGGGCGTGTCGAAGGTGCGCACCCTCAAACCATAGCAACGCGGGCAGCGAGAGGGACCGCCAGGCAGAGGCCCTTTCCCGGAATAGGCTGCCAATTTGCGACGCTGAGCCTCACCCATGCGAGGCCTCCGATGCCGGCGTCACTAAGAGCGCGCGAACCAGCCGCTCATGCTCGGACTGCGCGAAGCCTTTGGCCTCGGCCACGGTCTTGAACTGCTTCCAACGAAAGGGGTCTTCTGCAAACCACAGCAGCGCATCTTTCGTGATCCGGAAGCATCCTCCGACGCTCATGGCAAAGATGTCTCCTGCATCGTCTTCGTCTTCGAGGCCCCATTGACCCGGAGGGTCCTTTCTCAGCCACTGGAGCGGCTTGATCTCACTCATCATCCTTCTCCTGCTTCGATGTGTGGGGTGGCGCAGGCTTTTTCAACGCATTGCACCAGTCGCAACGGCGCATACAAAGATCGCACCCTTCGTCAGGGTACATGCAGGCCCATTCCTCAAAACAATGCGCGACGTAACCTTCGCCGCCGCAATTGTGGCAGCCTTCGTCCTCGTCATAGTCGAAGTCGTCGGTGTCGCTCACGGCTTCCCCTCCTGCTTCGATGTGGGGGGTGTGCGGGCTACGGGTTCTAAAATCTTCATCAATGACGCTCCTTCGCTAAGAGCTTCACGATGTATTTCATAACCTCTTCGGCCCAACCCGCTATGTCCATGTCTGGGCCGTCCTTGTGCTTGGCTGCTTCGGCAAAATTGGCAGCAGACCCGCCGACAAAATGCGCGGCCAAGATGGCGAGGATCGCGGCCTTCTCAGATGGCGCTCCCGGCTTCGCCATGACGGCGGCTGAAATGGCCTCTGCCATGGGCATCAGCTCGTCAGTGATGCGGTTTACCTGGCTAGTCATTCTCGCCTCCCGGTGACGTCACTCCGAGTTCTGGAACCCGTGCGCGGTCGGCCTCAGCATCGAACAGAGCGGCGATCCGGCGAAAAGCATCGGCCATGTCGCGGTTGCGGTGCTCCGACCTCGGAAACCAGAACGTGACTGCCGAGCGGTCGTCGTCCTCCGGCGGATGATGCAGCTTGTCGGAAGAGTGCAGGATCAACTGAGCCGCGCGATAGACGCGGCCCGTGTTGCTCTCCTTCTCAACAGTGATGACTTCGCTGGTTAGTTCTTGGCTATAGACGTTGATGCGCATGGGCGTCAGCCCTCCCCATTTTGCGGTGACGGCATGATCTGTTCTGACACTAGGGGCGATGCCAAAAGGTCATCATGCGCGGGGCCGCACAAGGCTACGGGGTCGCCGCCGAAGCGGCGCATGACCTGACGCCAAGTATCGTCCAAAGTGCGGCGGTGGATGTTCTGTAGCGGGCGATTGGCTACTTCCGCGTTCCATCGCTCGAAGGCCCAGCTCACCACAGAGGGGTCTAGTATTTTTTGTGCCGGCACTGCGCCCTTAAGCACTGCGCGAACGCGATCTAGGAGCTTCTTCGTCCCGACCCTGGGGAAGGTGCAACCCGTCTCGCCAACCTCGTAGGCAAGGCCAGTCTCGACCTCTCGCAGCATTTCCTCGGCGTCGATGGCGCGCTGCTGCCAGTGCTTATTGATCGCGGCAAGTTCATCCGTCGTTATGTGGTGCTGCGTTAGGCAAGTATCGGGTGACGGCATGTTTTCTGACGGCACTGGCGCTGTGTTCGGAAGCTTCACGGCTGCTTTGACAGCGGGCTCATCCGCCCATTCTTTGACACGCGCAGCAGTGAGGACAGTCGGTTTCGGCATGGCTCGTTCTGACAACGGCTCGTCAGTCGTTTCGGGTGCAGAGCACTTTGCATTTTCTGCAAATTGCTTCCCCTCCCCGCTGGCGAGGGCGGCGTGTTCTGGTACTGACGCATCTATAGAAGGCAACGGTTGCCACCCGAGCAGGTCTTCGCTGTCAAACTCAGATGGGTAACTTGTCCAGCGATAACCGTTGGTGTGCCTAAAGCCGTAACCTTTGCGCCAACGTGCAATCTGTACGCGAGCCCGCTCAAGATGGGTTTTTTCGTTTTGCGGGATAAGTATGAGAATGTCCGTCCCGTCGAGCGGGGCGGTATCCATTGGCTGCCAACTGAGTGCCGAGATGTTCCGTTCCGTCAGCGCGGGGAGCGCTACTAGCTCAACAGCCGCCTCACGGAAGCGTTCGATCAGGTCGTCTTGTGTGCGAGGATGAATGTCGCTCCGGCAAGCCATAGACTGCCTCAGAACCTTCACGGCGGCAGTGACCTGATCGGCGGACAGCTGCACGGTTGGACGCTTGTCTTGTGCTGAAATTTTCTGTTCAGCTCCCTTCCCCTCCCCGCTGGCGAGGGCGGCCTCGCAAATGCTCACAATGGTGCCGAAGATCGAATGGCCGACATGCCCTTCATCTTGGGCGGCAGCAAGGCCGTGAATCCCGCGCACTACAGCCTCCAACTCCTTCACGCGGGCTTCGGCAGATTTAATCTTGTCATCTTGTTCCATCATATGTGGAATGTATTCTTCAATATGGCGTTTTAGTGCATTTTCCAACTCTTCAATGCGGTCGGCAGCATCATCATCTAACGGACATCCTGTAGAACGGAGTCGAATTACCAGATCACTCATCCCTCACTCCTATTCGCTAGTGCTGCGCGGGCTCGTCGGAAATGACCCATTGTTAAAGTTGGGTCATCTTCAAATGCTCGCATACTGTCTGGAAAATCTTCTGTGTTGAAATCCGCGAATGGCTTCAGCGCATCCCTCATCCTCTCCATCGCGTCGAAAAGCTCTGGGAGGGCGGCGACACAGTCAATGTACGGCTGTTCATCTGCCGATTTGTACGACCAGCTAATGATTTTCGGATAATCCTCTGTAAAGGTTTCCTGTCGCGTAATCCCCTCCCGCAGCGCGAGGAGGTCGGTGATGGTGCGGGTCATGCTGATCCTCCCGACTCTTTCGCTAGTCCTTCAAGGACGGATAGGTTGCCTGCCTCGATGTTGGTGATGACCAGCTGCATGGCCATGTCCGCCGTCATCTTCCGCTGGTCCTGCAGGGCAATGAGCTGGCCGACCGTGTAGGACAGGATCGCGAGAATCTCGACCGCAGGCGCATCGGCCATCTTCTCGCGGATCAGGGCGAGAACGGCATCGCGGACAGCTTCGTGCTTCGCTGATGGCACGATCTTCTTCATCGGCATTTTGCTGTTCATGCTGCAACCTCCTCGCATGTGATGGGTGGCGGCTGCGGGTTGCCGCCTCGATCCATAAACTTGGCGCTGGGCATGACCCCACAGCGCTTGCATTTCCGACGTCCATGCCGGTCGCTTTTCAGCTTTGCTTTCCCGCATCTGATGCAAGACGCCATGGTGCTGCTTTCGATAGAAGACCCGTCAACGCCCCAGCCGTCCGGCCTTTCCATCCCTCCAGGCTGGGGCGTTTTCAGGGTTTCTGGAAGATCGTCAGATCTTACAGAAAGCATGAAAACCGAAGGGTTTTCATGCCGCAGCTCCGGGGGGAGGGACGTGGAGGTGGGCCCCGGAACTCGGTTCGTGAAACTCAGGTGGTGGACGCCGCGTCAATCACGGTGCCGGTGATCTGCATGGTCTTGAACGAGTCCAGCTCAGGGTTGTCCTTGAGCAGGGCCTCGGCCAGCTCCTCGCGCTTCTTGCGCTCCTGCGCCGACCGGATCGTGCTGATCACGTTGGCCTCGGTCGAAGTGACGGCATCATAGGCGGACTTGTCGAAGCGCCCGGCGATCCACTTGATCTGGGTGCTGCTCTCGAAGTCCACGGGCACGTCGACCTCGACGACCTTGTTCACGCTAAAGCCGAACTTGGCGTCGCTGGGGACCATGACCAGGTCGTCGACCTTGATCGTCGGGTCCATGGTCTTGAATAGATACCGCTGCGACTTCTTCGCGTCCGTGTCGGGCTCATAGATGCACAGGACCGCACGCACATCGCGGCGGACAAGGAAGATGGCTGTCGAGTAATTCATGGGTGTGCTCCTTCGTGGCTTGGTGAACTGGTGGTTTCGAGATTGACCGCGATCTGCTTGATCAACCGGATCAGCCCTCTGTTGATCAGTGTGACTGTCTCACCCTGACGCTCAGCAGATCGTGCCCGCTCCAGCAGCTCGTTGTTCGACTGGAGAAGCTCGGAGATGCGGCGCTCCTGCCGTGCAAGGCGCTCGGCTGCCTCGGCCCCAAACTTCTGGATGGCCTGCGCATATTCGGCATGAGCGCTCTCAGGCAGAAGTGCGAGGAACTTCGCCTGCACCACCATCTGCTCGGTTGTCCGCTCAGTCATCGACCTTCTCCTTCGACCGCTTCGCCTTCTTCGGCTTCGGCGCGGCCAGGGCAGCCTTGGCCTTCTCGATCCGCTCCTGCGCGGGAGCTTGCTCGGCCCGCCGCATCAGGTTCCCGCCGCGCGGGAGGTTCGGGAACGGGTCGACAAATTCCTTCTTGGCCATCACGCGCGCTCCTTGTTTGCGGCATCTCGAGCCGCGTTGAGCTCGGCCATGGCTTCTGCGGATCCGCCTGCATCCGGATGGCGCAGTTTTGCCTCATGCTTGTAGGCCGCCTCGATCATCCACGCGGGCGCATTGGCCGGAACACCAAGGACCTCCCACCACTTCATCGGCGGCTTCTCTGGTGGGGGCAGGGCTGCGAATCCGCTGAACATCTCGGAAACTGACGCCACCCCATGACGCTCAATGGCGCGTGTGGCCTCGATGTGTGCTGCAACTGCAGCAAGGTTGTCCTGCACGGTCTTGTAGGTGTCGCAGGGCAGGCAGTGCTGCTTGCCCTTCAAATCGAAGTAGATGGCCACGGCAGGGTCGCTCGGCTGCACCGTGCCGGAGCGCGGACGGCCGTCGAGGCGCGGCTCTATATTCGTGCTGATAACCACCCACCGCGCGCCAATCCGCTGCAAGCTGTCTTCCACACGCACAAGCGCATCGGCCACCGTCAGGTCTCTCTTGCGCGGATAGTCGCCGCTACGGTCGCTTGCATAGAACTGCCCGTTCTTGCGCTGGTTCGGGGCGCGTCGTGGGCGCCCGTGCGGCCAGGCGAGAGGGTAGGGGTGCGCAGTCACAGGAGTCTCCCGGCCTTGTCCTCGACGTCAGCCATTTCCTTCAGCCGACGCGCGATCTCTTCCATCATGGCCGTCTCTCGATCAGCCATCTGCTGGGTCATCCGCTGCCCGGCGATCAGGCGCGGATAGACCTTCTTGCGCTGGCCCACTTCGCGTTGAGCGCAGCGGGCCAGATCGGCATAGGTGAACGGGCTCATTCCCGCCGCTCCAGCACAGCCACACGGGCCTCCAAAGCCGCCAGCCGGCCCTCGACGGTGTCGGACTTGGGTGGGGCGGGGAAGTGGCCGAACACGTCCAGGCGCAGCCGATAGACGTGGCTCTCCCTGATGTCGGGAATCTTGCTCTCAATCGCGATCTGCAAGTCGCTGTAGCCGGGTTTGTAGGCTGTGGCCCTGCCTTCCTCGTCGAACAGGATCTTGGCTTCGAGCAGGCCGGTGATGTCGTATTCCTCGCGCCGGGTCAGGTGCCGGCGGGCGGGCTTCTGCTGCTCTGCGGTCTGGGTTTCTGAGGTGTGTGCGACTTCGATGTTCATGATTGACTTCCTTACCTATGCGATCCGGTGGGCCACCCCTTGAGGTGGCCGGCCTGACCGTCAGGCCGCCGCCTTGATCCCCTCAAGTGCGTCGGCAATCTTCTCGGCTTCAGGGACCTTCTTGCCATCAAGAGTCTCGGCCTCGTGGTCGGGCAGGCGCTGGCTGACGGTCAGGTCTTTCCCGGCGGCGTAGAGAAACTCCATGTTCTGCCGGATGTTCGAAAAGACCATCATGTCCGCGTCGGTCGGGAACTCGCGGCCCTGCTGGTGCATGATCAACATCACCGCGCGCATGGCCAGGGCATCACGCACGAACCCAAGCCGACGCTCTTCGGCGGGCTTTTGAGCGGGCTGCTGGTTGTTCTGCTGATCGGTGGTGTTCTGCTGGTCGGTCATTTTGCGCTCCTTAATTTTCGAGTGGGATCTCGACGGAAACCATTTCGCCGGTTTCAGCCGATTTGAAGTAGCCTTCCATGCACAACTGCATGACGCGCATGGCCCGCCGGTTTGCTTCAGGACTGCGAACCATGCCCGCGATTTCACAGACAAGCTGCGCTGCTGCTTGAGTCACCTCATCAAGGTCGATTTCCTTGGTCACCGAGAAGTGGTCATAAACGGCGTCCCGAAGCGCGCAGTGCAGGCAGTCCGTCATTTTGCTCCTCCAGACGTCTGGGTGTTGAGGAAGGGTTCGAGCTGTGCCGCGATGGCGAGGATGTTTTCAGCCTCCGGATGCCCGAACTTCTCCATGATGCTCGCGGCCTGAAACAATTCGTTGGAGGCTGCTTGGATGTGGCCAGCGCGCAGGAGTGTCTTGGCCCTGCGAATCCTGATGGTGTAGATCTGTACTGCACGCATTTTGGGCCCCTTTTTTTCTGGCGTGCTGGCGGATGTAGGCAGCGAGGTCTTTGGTTTCAGCGCGGAGCTTTTCAGCCCGTCGAACAGACCGCAGGGCGACCGTATGGTCTGCGTCCCCCATGATCCGCGCGATGGCCGGATAGCTGTTGCATTTCAGCTCCTGGCGAAGCCGCCAGTGGGCGTAGTAGCGAGCCAATCGCAGCCGCCGGTTCAAACTTGGCCGACGCAACTGCTCTGGTGTCCAGCCAGTCAGCTGGGACACAGACTCGATAATCCTCCGCGATGCGGGAGGAGGGGTGCTCAACGCTTCCATGGGTACAACCTCGACGCTTCACTGACGATCGTCTCGGCCTTCCAGAGGTTGCCCGAGACGTTCCAGAGTGCGGCTGCCAGATCGAGCGGGTCGATGTTCAGCCACTTCCAGAACTTGAGTTCACCGACGACATGCTGGGCCTCGTCGGTTTCGCGATGGCAGGCAGAGCAGAGCGGCACTGTCCAGCAGTCCGCGGGCTTCTGCGCATAGGTCTGAAACTTCCCCAGATCCGGCGCGTTCATGCGCACATGAGCTGCCTCGACAGGGCGCCTCCGACAGGCGACACAGGGCAAATGGCGGATGAACCGCAGGTGCGCGGGAGACTTGTCCTTGGGGCTGCGCTTGACGACCGGCTGGAGCGGCTGGGGCGGGACGCGCGACATCACACCACCTCCATCTGCTGCAGCCGGCGGTAAAGCGCATAGGTGGTCCGCATGTCGGTGACGCAATCGTGCGCCTTGATCTGCTGGGCCAGCATGATGTCGGCAGCCTCAGTGAGCTTCGGCCACTTGTAGCCACCGTCCTTGCCGGGCATCTTGCAGACCTCAGCGCAGAGCTTCATCACGCAGGCCTTCTCGATTCCCACACGCGGAAAAGGCCGGTCGACCTTGATGCGCTTCAACTCCCCGCAGATCACCGGGACGTCGAACTCCTCGAGCCCGTAGGCGATGATCTTCTGGGCCGCTGCGGCCATGTGGATGAACACCGACAGGACCGACTTGAGCGGCACACCCATGCGGGCGGCTTTCTTCTGCGTGATCCCATGCACGGCCGCAGCTGCATCCGGAATCACGAAGTCCTCGGGGCGGATCACCGCGTCGATGATCGAGACCTCAGTCTCGCCATCGTAGAGGGCTCCAGCGATGCGCACGATGCGAGGCGTCTCGCCATTGCGCTTGTCGACAAAGCCGGTGGTCTCGGTGTCGAAGCAGAAGATCACGGCTTCTGCTCCACATAGTCGGAGACGATCAGCTTGAAGGCCTCGCTATCGCGCTCCTCCAGACTCGCAGCCCGGCGCTGGGCGGCTTCCACCAGTGTCTGGCGCTCGACTGCCGTCGCCCCGGCCAGATCCGCATCCAAGCGCGCGAGGAAGTCCGTCGCGTTCAGGGTGGAGTAGTCGGGCAGGGTGAGCTGCTGGTCCTGCTGGGTGGACTCCTTGGCCTCCTGCTCAAACACCGGCGCATCGTCGTCAAATGGGTTGACGACCTTTGGGCGAGACTCCGGTTCATACTGCAGAAGCTCGTCGGCGGTGTAGGCTCCCATGATCACATCGGGACAAAATACGCGCGCCCAATCTCGGCTTGTATTGTAGTAGAGCTGCAGATCCGGCTTCGTGTTCCACAGCGGCGAGCCCTTGTAATCGCCCTTATCGTTTTTCCGCGGCAGGAGCTTGCTGAGCGGCTGCGACGTCCAGTAGAACGGCTCGGCCTCGCCCTCCAGATGACCCCAAACCGTGCAGGTCAGACTATCACCCTTGCCGTCAAAACGATGCTTCAATCGGCTTTTGAGCGGCGCGTTTTTCTCTATGACCGCGTGGATCATTTGCGACTCGTAGGCGAGCGGCTGGCCCTCCTTCGCGATGTATGACTTCTGCGCCACCTGATAGGGGGAAAACCCCCATTCCATGGACTGCAGCACGATGCCGACGCAAGCGCCGGGGTTGCCAATCAGATGGTTTGGCACCATGCCGCGCGCTGTCGACATCACCTTTGCAAATTCCATTACCTCGCCCAAGGACGAGAACTGGATTACGCTGCGCCCATTCGAAGCGCGACGGATAGGTGTCAGAGACGTTACAGCGCGATCAATTTTGTCTTCAATTTTTGCAAGGTCAGCCATCATCGTCTCCTGTTTGCGCGTTGCTCTTTATGGGTCGCCCAACGGCAGTTGCTGGGCTCGTAATTCCCATTCACCTCAATGCGGTCGAGCGTCGTTCCAGCCGGTCGCGGTCCCATGTCAGCAAGAAAGCTTTCAAAGCAGTCCCATCGTTCACAGATCTTGATGCCGCGCCCTCCGTAATCACGCCAATCTACGGATCGAGGGTTCTTGCAGCGCGTGCGCATTGCTTGCCATGAGCGATATTCGGGGGTCGGCTTTCTGTGTGCCGCAGCGCCGTGCTTCGTGCCGTTCCTCTTGTTTTTAGAAAGGGTCTCCTTCTGCAAACACCCGCACGACTTCGCCTGACCGGCGCTCAGCCGTGATGCAATCGCGACAAAATCTGACCCACACTCACAACGACAAAGCCAAATACGCCTGCCATTGCGAGTGCCTGCAGGTTCGATTGCGACTAATCGCCCGGATCTATGTCCTTTCAGGCTAAGTGGTTGCATGATCATCGACCCATCCACGATGGATAATCGTCGTCGACGAGGACCCGGATCGGCGTCTGGTCGATCCACATATCCGTGCCAAAAGTTTCTAGGTTCTGGCGGTAGAGGAGGATTGCCTCCTCGATCTCGCGGGTGGCCGTATGGTCAGCACCAGTGCCACGGTCGTACTGGAAGCCGCGCGCCACAGGCGCACCGCCGACCTGATAGAACACAAAGGCGAAGGTGAACTGCTCCTGCAGGGCGACCTTGGCCAGCCAGTCGGTGTCGACCTCGCCAAAGATCCGACCATCCTCCACCAGCCCGCGCAGGCGGTGCCGCCCGGTCAGGTAGTGGCTGGCCTGAATGTCATAGCGGTGGCTGGAGATCGCGCGAATGATCGCGCTCTCAATCGGCTTGTCCATGATGTTCGTGAACGACTTCAGGTCGCCCACCGCGCGCATCTTCAGATAGTCGAAGCGGCACTTCAGGCGCACATCGTCTTGCGTCCAGAACACGGACACTTCAGGCTTGCCGCCCGTGAAAGCCTTCACCAGCTCAGGGTTGCGCGTGATGACCGTGGAGGCTGCAATCGCCTCGTCATAGGCATCACCTGGCAGGATGATCTTTTCGGTCTTCTCCAGATCCTCGACCATCTTGTCCCAGATCTGCAGCTTGGGGACGCGCTCGGACAGACGGCGGATCAGGTCAGCCTTGAGGCCCTTGGTCTCCAGCCCATACTCAACCAGCGCCTTCTTGAGGTCCTCCATGGTGCGCAGTGCATCGGGGAAGTCCTCCGGGTCCAGTGCACGGGCATAGTGCGCATCAAAGCTGTCGGGCCCGAACAGGACGAAGTGGTGGATCGCCGTGCCCTTGATCGTGGCCGGCGTTTCCTTCTGCTCCTTGCGGAGCGGGTTCATGTGGGAGTGCCACCAGTAGTCGGTGGGCGAGATCAGCAACTGGCGCAGGTTGCTGGAACCCAACGCCGAGTCCGCATGATAGTCGGCTTCAGGCAGGCCGAAATAGACGCCATCCTCGTGGATCATGCTGCCTCCGAGACGTTGCAGAAGTCAGCGCAGCCCAGAACAGGCGCAGGGGATTGCTTGCGCCATGCCGCATAGCTGCTGACCAATTCAGTGGAGCCGTGGCACGACGACGGCGCGCAGGAGCCCATCCAGTCCAGAACAGCCTTCAGGCTGGACAGGGTCGGGTCATCGCAATGACGGACGGCAGCGGCGAGATCGTTGCAGAGAACGGCCGTCAGGAAAGATCCGGGAATGACGCCGTTGGTCAGGTATCGGGCAAGCCCGGGCCTGAGTCTTGCGGGGATTTTCTCCCATGCACAATCGAACATTTGGGAACCTCGTGGCAGAGTGTTCCCTTAATCTAGTCGGATATATCCTATCTGTCAAATGTAAGATTGAGTTCGAATGTGGGAAATCTCGCTTGACGGTGGAAATCTCCCGGCGCAATCTCCCGCTCGGAACGCATCTGCCACGACCGTCCCACGATCCTCAACCGATCCTTGGCATGTGCTGTTTCGCCGTGAACCGGGCTCCTCCGGCTGTTCACGGGGAAAGGCCCTACCGGGGGGATGCGCGCAAAGGGCAGCGGTCGGTCGAAAGAGGAAGCCGCGCGCGTGGCGAGGATCGGACTCGACCAAGCAGTTCTTCTAGCATCCTGTCCCGATCTGGCAGGAAGCCCCGCAAGCGACGGTCGGCTCCGTAAGGGCAGGCTTTCCCCGGTGGACCGTCTCCTGCCTCACCCGCGGGAATAGACGGTCTTTGCCCACTGCTCTGGTCTTCACCATAAGGGCAAGCAAAGGTTCAGGTGGTCAGGGAGCAGATTCTCACTACAGTCCCGATGATCTTGATTGCCGAGTTTCCAGGGTCATAGGAGATCGGCTCGATGACCTCCGACTTGGTCGGGGCCCATAGCTCAAAGTTATCGCCAATTTTTCGAGCGCGGCGCAGGGTTAGTTCCCGAAGCCCGTCCGACCGTTCTGCGACGACATAAAGCTTCCCATCCTGCAAAGCTGTGCCTTCATGGAAGGTTACAATCTGCACGAACGAGCCATCCGGAGCTTCGCTGTCTGCGCCGGATCCGCGCACTTCGTAAACCGCCTGATCTTCAGCGGGCCAGTTCGGAAGCGCCAGGAGTTCGGACGGCTTCGCAGCAACAACACATTTGCGCCAGGCGCCGACTTCAACGACGCCGGCCAACGGCAGTGTCGCACGTTCGCGAATGGTAATGTCTTCCGATTCACCAATCAAAAATCCCACGCTGCATTGCAGAACTTCGGCAAGCGGCCGCAGGATCGTGTGGTTCATGGATTTCTTTTTGCCAGTCAGAAAATCGGACAGATAGCCTCGCTCGAGCCCTGCCAATTCGGACGCAGTCGTGTTCGGTATGCCAAGAATTTCAAGACGCTGACGGATTCTTTCCGTGGTCACGTCAGCCTCTTGCGCGGGCTTGCGCTTATAAGCACGGCTCATGATGACCTCCTAAAATTACCTGTGCTCCTCCAGAATTTTCGATGAGACCCACTTGCTTCGTCGGGAAATTTCCGACAACCTTTCCGACATGGACATCATTCGCGACGCCGAGAAGCGGCTCAAGGAGGACCTCCTGCGCTATGCGGAGACCTTCGTTGAGATCACTGGAATCAAAGTTTCCAACCTTGGGCGCCTTGTGCTGAAGGACGGATCCTTCATGAGCGAAGTCGGGCTGGGCAAGCGACAGCTCACGCCCCGCCAGTACGACAAGCTGATCACCTTTATGGACGCCGAGTTGGCGGCCCGTAAGGCAAAGCTCGAAGCGATTCCTACGCAACATCAACATGCTCCTTCCGAGCAGGTGGCATCACCTGCCGATGACGTCCCCATTGTAAGGCCAAGGCGAAGTCGGAAAACGGCAAAGCCTCAGTCAGCTGACGATGGGGTTGGAATGGGTATTTCAACACCAGTTCCTCTCGTCCCTGTCGGACATATCAGACATGACCCCTGACTTGGTCAAGGTCCGTCGTTCTGAGGAGCACAGGAAATCCGGTCAAGGTTTTGACGGCCGGGCAGGCACTTAACGCCAAGTTGAAGGAGAGCTTACATGTCAGAACAGGCAAATGTTACTGAGCCATTGGTCCTACACCATCTGAAGCAGATCACTGCTGCTGAGAAAAAGCAGGCCGAGGCGACTGCGGCTGTCCGGAATGCCCGCAAGCAGGCCAAGGCCGACGGTGTGGTCCTTGCCGACCTCGATGCCGTCCGGAGGCTGCTGAAGCTCGATGAGCATGAGCTGGTTGGCCAGTTCAACAACATGGTCCGCTATGCGCAATACCTGAACGTGCCTGTCTATGGGCAGCTCGATCTGTTCTCCGTCGAGCCCGTGACCGAGGAAAGCACCATCGCCAAGGCCACAGCGGAAGGGGCCAGGGCGGGCAAGTTGGGCGCATCCGAGAGCGAGTGCCCATTCGATGTTGGCTCTCCTGCTGGGCAGGCATGGCTGGCAGCCTATCGCGAGGGTCAATCGGTCCTCCTGCAGGGCATCAAGACCATCGAAGAGAAGCCTGCCAAGGGCAAGGCCAAGCACTGATGACCATCCTCACCCTCGACCTCGCTGGCAAGACCGGCTGGGCGATCTGGCGCCCGGCGGACCAGTCCCCGATCTGGGGCTGCGCCAAACTGCCAACCGGCAGCCCGGGCCAGACCTTCGCGGCCTATCGCGACTGGCTGACCGCAAAGCTCATCACCGAGCGGGTGGAGCACATCGGGGTCGAGGGGATCTACGTTTCGGCTGAAACGGCAAGCGCTGCCAGCCGCCTTTATGGGCTCATGGGCATCACCCGTGAGCTCGCCTATCGCCGGTCCATTCCGCTCAACGAGATCTCGCAGGGCGAATGGCGCAAGCGGTTCCTCGGGCAGGCGAACGCACCCCGCACCTTGCTCAAGCCAGAGCGCCGGAAATGGCTCAAGGCCCAATCGCGCGAGGAGTGCGCCGCAAGGGGCTGGAATGTCAGCACCGACGACGAGGCGGACGCGCTGGGCCTGATGGTCTTCGAGCGCGCCCGGCTTCACCCCGAGTTTAGTGCAGAAGGTTCTCTATTCGGATTTGAGCCACATGCAGCTGCTGGCGTTTGAACGATTCCACCGCAACGTCCGCAACCGCAACCGCAAGGCGCGTGAGCTGAAGCGCCTGCTGACGTCGGTCGACGTGCGGGTGCCGAAGTTCGGCAAGAAGTGCGAGGCGGGGGAGACCTTTGCCGTCACCACCATTGAACGTCTCGTGAAGCAGCATGGTCAGGAGAATGTGATCCTCGCCATCCGGCTCATCAACGAGACAGGAAACGGCAATGCAGGGCTGTTGCGCGCCGACATGCTCACTGCGCTGACCATTCTCATCGCCCGCCATCCAGACTGGCGGGATCTGGGTCTGATCCTGTTCGAGACGTTCGACAAGATCGACCTGCTTCAGCTGCGCAAGCTGGCTCACCTGCTGGAGGTGCCACGGTATCCGGCCTCCGCGGTTCTCATCGGCCTCATCGCTGCTGACGTGCAGCGCATTCTTGGAGATCTGGCATGAGCATCACCCAACCCATGCTCGACATGATGGAAAGCCTGTTCAAGCAGGGGAAGTCTGCCAGCCAGATTTCGGCGGCCTTGTGCGCCCATTTTCCTGCGCATCCTCTCTCGCGCAACGCGGTCATCGGGCACTGCCATCGACGGGGCTGGACGCGCAGCTTGGTGCCAAGACCAAAGCCGGGGCCATCTTCAAGGCCGAAGCGGATTCGCAGACCGCCCCAGATCGTCGCGGCACCAGCGCCTTTACCCCCACCTGTGCAGCGTCGACCATCGCCACCGCCTTCGCCTGATCAGGTTGCATTCCAGACTGGCGAGACATTCCGCTTCGACAAGTCGAAAGCCTACGCGGCGCTGCCGGGCATTGAGCCAATCGACCTGATGGACCTTTCAATCGACACCTGTCGATGGCCCATCGGCGAAAACCCTGTCCGCTATTGCGGCTGCCACACAGACGATGGGAGATCATTTTGCAAGACGCACCGGAAGATGGCCTACCAGCCAAAGGCGGAAAGAAGCGAAAAGACGCGCACCTCTGGGAGCGACACCCGGAGGATTGGTATGTCGAGCCTCGCTGGGTAAGCGAACGACTGTTTCATGTGGAACGCTTCGAAGGCGAGATTGTCGACCCGTCTTGTGGTCTGGGCCGCATCGTAGAGTCGGCCCGCTCTGCCGGACTCCACGCCACCGGCTTTGATCTGCGCAAGCGCAGCGATGTCTGTCAGGAGGAGCGGGATTTCCTGTCATGGCAGTGGCCGATTGGTCGGCCGATCATGAACATCGTCAGCAACCCGCCCTACAAGCACATCGAAGAATTTGTCGACCTTGCTCTCCAGCGTGCCCGCTACAAGGTCGCCCTCCTCCTGCCAGTTGGCAGGCTGACGGGGGACACGTGGACCCGTCAGTTGCAGGCCACGCCATTGCGCCGTGTCCTGTTCCTGACCGCGCGCCCTTCCATGCCCCCAGGCCCTGTGATCGAGGCTGGCATCAATCCCGGCGGCGGCGAGAAGGACTTCGCTTGGTACATCTGGCTGCGCGGTTACGACGGCGAGCCCGAGATCAGCTGGCTACGAAGGGATGGCTAAAATGACCGAGAAGCAAGTCACCATCACCATGCACGAGGACGAGATCATCGTGCAGGCGCGCATCAGGTCTTCTGCGGACGCTGATCGCATTGCCCGCGCCATCTTCATGGCAGTCGAAACCATCTGGCCAGACGAGGAGGATGATGAGGAGCCGGTCCTGATCATCAGCAAGCCTCATCCAGACGACCTCAAACCCGTCATCATCGACGAGCCTGAAGTCTCAAATGGTCGCGCCAAGGTCACCGATGACGATGTTCTTGCATTGGCCCGGAAGTATCCGAAGGACACGCCGAAAGAACTTGCGGCCAAACTGAACTGCAATGTCGGCCGCGTGAATGTGGCCCTCGTGAGAGCGAGAAAAGCCGGCACCCAATGAAAGCCACAGACCTCGCGCACGCGCTGGCTCCACATGCCATGGAGCTGGCCCAACACCTGCTGCCTGACGGCAAGCGGCACGGCAACGAGTGGCAGTGTTCAGGCTCGGTGAGCCCCACGGGCTATGCCATCTCGGTTGTGCTGACCGGCTCGAAGCAGGGCGTCGTCGGATTCTGGGGCAGGTCCAAGGAGGGCGGCGACCTGATCGGCCTCATCAAGGAAGTGCGCGGCTGCTCGATCAAGGACGCCTGCGAGTGGGCCCGCTCATTCCTGCGGCTGGGTCCATCGGAGGAGCCCCGCCGCGTTGCTCCCCGCGACACGAAAAAGGAGGACGCCCGCAAGCGCCGCCGCGAGCTGTCTGCGCTGGAGATCTTCCATGCCGCGCTGCCCATCGAAGGCACGCCAGCGGAGCGGTATCTCCAGGGGCGTGGGCTTGCCAAGACAGATTGGCCGAAGTGCCTGCGCTACGTCCCCGATCTGGAGTGGCCATTCGGGGCAGTGTTCAACGGCCGCTTCAAGATCAAGGACGGCCCTCGGTTCCCAGCACTGATCGGAGTCTTCATCAATGCTCAGCGCAAGGGTAGGGGGATCTGGCGCATCTATCTCACACCCGACGGGCAGAAGGCGGCCGTGGAGCCCAACAAGGTGGGCATGGGGAGTGCCAAGGGGTGTGCCATCAGGATCGGCCCTGACGGCCCCGAGATCGCGGTGACGGAGGGCATTGAGACGGCCCTCGCGGTCTGGGAGCTGTCGGAGCGCGCCTTCCCCGTGTGGGCCTCTCTCTCGACCTCCGGGATGATGGGCCTCGACCTGCCAGACTTCGTGCGCACGGTGCGCATCTTTCCAGATTCAGACATGCCGCACGGCGAGGGCCTTCCGCCGGGCATGAAGGCTGCGACCACCTTGGCGCAGCGAGTCCGCGAGAGCGGGCGCAAGGCCATCATCGAACCTCTGCCACCCATCGGCACCGATTTTCTCGACATGCTGAAGGCCATTCATGAACCCGCTCGTCAATACTGAACTCGAAGAAGATCTCATCGGCTGTATCTTGCGAAACCCGGAACAGATCTGGGACATCGCGGACATCATCACACCGGGCAGCTTTGGCGACCCCGTGCTGGCTGCCATCTATGCCGCCTTGACCGAGCTGGCGCAGGAGAACCACCCGTCGCTGAGCCGTGCGCTGATCGCGCAGCGCGTGAAGGTGGAAACCGACATCAACATGACGACCTACCTCGCCCGGCTGATGGGCGGGGCGCCAGAGTCCATGACGGCCCTCGACTTCGCGCAGGACATCGAGGACATGGCTACCCGCCGGGCCGCCAAGAAGATTCTTGAGCAGTCTCTGGCGAACCTGCAGGACAAGGCTCTGCCAGCCAGAGGCACCCTGCATGACATCCAGTCCGGCATGATGGGCCTGCTGGGTGGGCGCAGCGATCGCGGCAAGATGGTCGGTGAGCTGGCCATTCAGGTCTTCAATGCCAGCGTCGCGGAGAAGAACTCAGACACCACCCGCTTGCGCACCGGCCTGTCCTTCGTCGATTCCCTTATCGGCCCAATGCTGCCCGAGGATCTTGTGGTGCTGGGCGGTTCCACGAGCATGGGCAAGACCGCGCTTGCACAGCAGATCGCGCTGGCGCAGGCCCGCCAAGGCGTCAGGACGCTGTTCATCACGCATGAGATGTCAGACCGCCAGATCACGGCCCGCTTCGTGTCACAGCTCGCTCAGGTGAGTGTGGAAAGGATCGAGGCAGGCGAGATGAACGCTGATGAGGAATACCGGGTCATGCGGGCCACGGAGGAACTCAGCGCGTTGCCGCTATGGATCGAGAACCCAGCCCGGGCAACCGTCGGGGCCGATCTGGCAAGGGTCCTCTACTTCCAGAAAAAGCACAACGTCGCCTTCGTGGTCGTCGATCACCTGCACTACCTCGAACCCGACAGGAAGGTGCGCGACTCCTTTGAGGCGCTGACCGTCATCGTCAAAGACCTCAAGGCCGCAGCCAAGCAGACCAAGATCCCATGGCTCTGCCTCTCCCACCTCAACCGTGACGTGATGAAGCGCCAGAACAAGCGGCCGCAGATGTCCGACCTGTTCGGCGCCTCCGAGATCGAGAAGTCCGCGGACGTCGTGTTCTTCGTCCACCGCCCTGAATACTGGCTGGAGCTGGAGGAGCCGGATCCTTCGTCATCGACCCGTGCGGAGTGGGAGCAGGAAATGAACCGCTGGCGCGGTCGAGCAGAACTTGTGCTGGCCAAGCGGCGGCGCGGCAAAGGAAGGGGAACGCGAGAATGCGACTTCATCGGACATCTGACCATGTTCACGGATCTGGGGGCAGCCCCGGCGAAACCAGCCAAACAGCAAGAGATCGAGCAGGAGAGCTTCCTATGACGTTCAAGGTATGGGGCAAGGACGACGTCTATCTGCGCTTCATCGAGGCTGCTGAGACGTTCCGCCGACTGCCACCCGTGAAGCTGCCTAAGGCCTTCGGCAACGCCATGCCGGACGTGGTGCACGACCTGGCTGATGCGAACCGCCAGGAGCCGGAACGAGACAAGGGCGAATGGAACTGGAAGCCGGCGCGCATTCCGCCCAAGGCCGACGCCATCACCCGCGCCGAGCAGGTCCTCGACTGGTCAGTCAAGTACCTCGCCAAGCAGTCCGGGATGCGCCGCTGCCTGTGGGGGCAGGTCATGTGTGCCGTGCATCACCGTTCATTTGCTCGCTATTGCAGAAATCGTGGGTGGTCGAGGGCGACAGCCTATCGGCGCATCGACCAAGGTTTGCAGTTTGTCGCGGACTGTCTGAATAACGACCATGTCCCGTACACCTCTGCAGACGTTGACCAATTGGAACAGGTGAGACAAATATCCATCCCAACAACGCTATGATGGACCTTCTGCGGTCGGGGATCACCGACAGGGCACAATGAAAAAAGCCGGGCTACGTGCCCGGCTTTTGACATTCAGAATGGGACTTATCAGACAGTTTTCAGATCGTGGCAGACAATCGGATCATCCGATTCCAAACCACACATAGGCCAATTCAACGAGATACCCGACGACGTCTCCTTGAACTTGGTCGAATCGCGTGGTATCTGTAGCCACATGCCGGCTCCTGTTTTTCTTCGTGGCAGATGCGAAATCGGAGCGGCCCCGGATAGTCTTCGGACCCGGGCAAACCCCAGCCTTCACCGGCTGGGGTTTTTGCTTTCAGGCCCTGCCAGCAGTCTGGCGGTGGGCCAATGCGATGGACTCGGCACACCGCACGAGTTCACCTTTGACGAGATCGCCCAGCAGCGTTGTCGCCGCGACCAAGTCCTCGCGCCTATCGACCTGAGCGGCGAGTAGAGGGACCGCGACGCAGGCGATGGCGCGAAAGAACAGCATGGACGGCTCGTGCCGGTCCAAAACGTCCTGCTGAAACTTCTCCTCCAAGTGGGCCCAAAGCTCGACAAGAGCCGGGGCGACCTTGCGCTGGGCGGACAGGGCGGTTCGCATCTTCTCGGTCGGGGCGATCTTCTCCAGGTCGAGAAGCCGCAGGACGAGCTGCTCGATGTACTCGTCGGGGGTTGACGGCTGTAGCATTTCAACGCGCATAGGCTGGCTCCTTCAGTAAAGGGTGACGAGGACGGTGTTCACGCCGGTTCCGGACGCCTTGAACGACCCTTCAGGCAGGGCTTCGATGGATCCACCGCAGGCGGCGACCAGCTCGCGGAATTCGCGAGTCTTGCGGTCACCGCGAAACATCACACCGGCCGACATCACGCTCACCAGCCGGCCGCCGGATTTCAGGAATCTGCGGGCATGAAGGACGTGGGTAATGTCCTGCTGCTTCGCAAAAGGCGGGTTCATCACGATCCGGTCGTACTCAGGCCGGGGCTCGATGGTCAGGAAGTCGGCACAGGTTATGTCGGCCACCCACGGAAAGGCTGACAGGTAGGCTGCGCGCTTGGCGTCGATCTCGATGCAATCAATCGCGGTCTGGGAAACCTGAGACGCCTGCTGCGCGAGTGCCCCACGCCCGGCGCTCGGCTCCAGCACCTCAGCGCCTGGCTGGATGTCGGCCATGGCGATGACCTTGCGGGCCACGTCAATCGGGGTCTCGAAGAATCCGAGCTCCTGCGCGGTGGTGATCTCGCCTGTGAGCATGATGGGGTCGAGGATTGCGTCGACCTCGCCGTCGAACACATGCGCCTTGGCGCTCCGGTTCCACTTGCCGCCAGCGGCAACGAGGACCTTGTTCACGGCTTCATAGTCCTTCCGGTCGAGCCGCTCGCTGATGGCGAGGCGGTTCCCGGCAATGTCTGCTCGCGACAGGATAGCGAGCACGTTCTGTTCGATCTGCATGGTGGAGTTCCTTCGTGGCAAGGTGCAGAGGCGCACCGATAGAGGGGCCACACGGGCCCCTCCGGCGCTGCGTCACGACACCTTGTCGAGGATCTTCTTGGCCTTCAGTTCGAGCTCCAGGCGGTTGTCCTGATTGGGCTCGCTGCGGGCCAGTGCGGTGAGGCCCTGAGCCATCAACCAGACGGTGCGGGCGCTGGCCTGCTCCTCCTTCTCGACGATCTCGAGGACGGCCTGAGCCTTTTTGCGGGACAGATCGAGGCCCTGCAGGAACTTGAGGGCATCCTCGTCGTCGTCAGCGACCTTGGCGGCCTTGGCCTTCTGGACGCCTTCGATCAGCTTCTGGCTGGAGCCTTCAGCGAAGGACTTCAGCGCGGGCTGGGCTTCGACCATGAACCGATCCGGCGCATGTTTCGTGTGGCGGATGGTCAGCTCCTCGAAGCCCTCCACGCCCCACAGGTTGCGGTTCATGCAGACGCCGCGCAGGTAGAAGGCCGCGAGCTTCATGGCCCGTGCACCGACCTCCGAGTTGCTGACATAGAAGCCCCGGAACATCAGGTCCGGCTTGCCGTTCGGCAGCTTGCCCACCTCGATGGGGTTGCGGTCGTCGACAAGGAACATAAACACGTCACGATCGCTGGCGTAGAGCGTCGTCGAGTCCATGGTGACCGGCGCTTCTGGATCGTAAAACATCGTGCGCCAGTCGATAACGCCGGGGATCTTCCAGCGCATGTCGCCCGTGCCGTTGCCAGCGAGCAGCTGGACGGCGCGCACGACCTCATAGTCAGGGATGCGGCCATAGTCGGGACCTGTCACAGCAAGCAGCTGTTCGGGATCCGCGTAGGTCTTGACCTCCTCCTGCTGCCGGTTGCGGCGCAGGTCCCAATTCAGGTTCGCGGCCACGTTCTGCGAGGGCTGGCTGCGCAGGTAGGCTGCAGGCGCCTTGGCCAGCGAGCAGACCTGATTGAACGACCAGTGCGAGAATCCACGCTCCGAGCCATCGGGAAGACCGATGGTCAGCTTGTGCGTGTCTTCGAGGCTGGTCACGTCTGGGGCGAGAATCTCGACCTTCTTGGAGAGGATGCGGGCTTCGGTGGCGATCTCGTAGCGCCCACGAACCTTGGCCTCCAGGTCGTTGAGATTGAGGAACCGCTGGTCATGCGGGCGAGCAGCCCACTGGGTTGAAACCGTGCCGATCTGCTGGCCGTTCTCGAAATTGCCGACTTGATAGGGTGCGTTCATAACTGTCTCCTGTGGCAGATGCTGTCGGATATTCTGTTTTCCGACCTTCTGATTGTAGGAAATATCCGACAAGAAAGCAAATAAAAAACCCGGAAACCAATAAGATTTCCGGGTTGCTCAAGGCGCGTGTCGCGGGAGGATTATCCGGCGCGCTTGCGAGCGAGTCTGATGACGACCTGATCGCCGTTGACCTCGTGCGTGATCGTCATGTCGCGGGGCGAACCATGCTGCAGGTGCTGGTCGATCCTGGCCATGCAGTAGCCGATCTCGCGCTCGACCAGATCGGGGCGCTCCCGCAGGCGCTTGAACGCCCACGACAGCACGCATCTGGCATCCATCAGGTAGAGCAGGTCACTCATTGCAGCACGGCTCCAAAGAGGATCGGCACGATAGCGACGGCAGACAGGAAGCAGCCGAGGGCTGCGGCTTGCAGGGCGATGACGCCGACCTGCCAGAGGATGGAGAGGGTGGCCTGCATGGTCAGCCCTCCGAAGCTTTGATGACGGATCGCGCAATCTCTGCGTCGAGCCGAGCCTTGTAGTTCAGCAGTCTCCTAAACACGCCGGGCTCGAGCGCGACCACCTTGTTGCGGTGATCGTTGGCTGCGAGCCAAATGTGATAACCGTCGTAGGACGCATAGACGCCGTCGCCCAGATAGTCATGAAAACCGCCCTCAAGGCAGTGTGGATCGGGTTTCTCGGTCATGGCTCAGGCTCCCTGTGCGACGTACTGCGGGACACCATCCCAGGTCATGCCGACCAGCACGACCGGCAGGTCACCAAGGGCATTGGCACGGGCTCCGAGCGCATAGTCGAGTTCCTCGACCAGCGCGTCGGACAGGCATTCGGTGTAGCGCTTTTTGCCGGGGAACAGCTTGGTCCACGAGCGGAACTCGAAGGCAGCTTTCTGGATCGCGCGCTCGATGACGACGTCGACCTGAATGCAGTTCTGGTGATCGAGATAGACGGACATCATGCGTCCTCCGTCTCGAAAGCCTCGGCCATGGTCGGGGCGACTGGCTCGCTCATGATGGCGTTGAACGCCTCGATGGCCCGCTGCAGACGACCGTCAGCGACGTCATCGAAGAACAGGGCGGCGACCGGGTCATAATCGTTCCCCTCGTCGTCGAGGTAGATCTTGACGATGCGAAAGTCAGGTTGCTCTTTGAACGTCAGGCGGATGTCTTTGGCGCCGTGGACGGTGAGGCAGTGATGGTGGGCCATTGGTCTAGTCTCCTTCGTGGCAGATAGGTCGTTTGACCTGCTACGAGACTAGCCAATTTTCCGACAAATTACAATATCTAAGTCGGATATATCCGATAAAAAGCCCGCCCAGATCTCTCTGGGCGGGCTCCTCTGCTGCCACGCAGATCAGCCGACCGCGGCTGGTTCGTCGATCAGGGTGAGGGGAGGGATCTCCGGCGGTTCAATGAACGGCAGGAGGCCCTCGATCTTCAGGCCCTTCTCAATCTTGTCCTTGATGAATCCAGCTGTCAGGACGATGTCGCCGTCATCGTTGGCATCGAACTCCTCGTAGCGTCGACCAGGCACATAGGAGCGAAGCCCGCTAGGAAAAACCCCCAGCGCCGTGCACCAGTGAACGGCGTAGGTTAGCTTGTTCTCGGTCAGAAAAGTCTCCAACTCTTTGTGAAAGCCGTAGTTGCACTGACCGGCTAGAACGCGGACGCCGCTGTCGAGGGTATCGACGCTCTCGAAATCCTTCTCTAGGTCATCCAGAGAGGCTGCCAGACTGGCTTTCAGCTTTCCGCCGAAGGTGTAGGTAGTCCAAACATATTCACCCATGGGTGGCCTCCTCTGGCTCAGGGACAAAGGTTTCGTTTGACTGCAGCAGGCGGTATCGAGCGCGCAGCTTGAAAAACTCCGCGCTCTCGAAAGACGGGGTTGCGCCATTTTCGATGAAGGCCCACAGGTCACGGCACAGCTCAGCCAGCGGGATAGCCTCCCACGAGTAGGGGCGCTCGCGGGCGAACTGGAGGTAGGCAATCTCCTCGTCGAGCTTGCCACCGTCCATGCGGTCGACTGTGATCGTGACATCGCCGTCGGCTTCGTCGGTCACCGTGTCGGGTATCCGCTGCGGCTTGTAGTCGAGGTAGGCCTTCTTCGCCTGCTCGACAGCGGCCTCGTCGGTCTCGGCCTCGATGGTCAGGTAGGTGTAGCAGCGTCGGCTTTCGCCGATCATGAAGCGGTATTCAGGCATCAGCTTCCTCCACTTCTGAGGCGTTGCGGGTGCAGTCGTGGCGATCCCACTCGTCGAGCTCATCGGGGTCGAGGTCGTACTCCTCCTCGACAAGGTCGATTGCATCATCTTCATCGTCGGCTTCGACGAAGATTTTCTTGGTGAACCGCACGTCGTAGGACAGGGTGACGAAGAACTTAGGCATCAGCTTTCTCCTGATTGGCCCGGGCCCACAGGTAGGCGTCCGCGAGTTGGCTGAAGGGTCCTGTTGCATCGGGATCGCCGTGAAAGTTCTTCACGGCGAAGGTCCCATCCTCACACTCATTCAGGAACCAGCCGAGTTTGCGGATGGCTTCCGGGATGACGCAATCGGGGATGATCTCAAGGCTTTCCAGCTCGGTTTCATCGCCCATGCACTCGTCGCTCTCGCAGTTTTTGAAATCCAGATGCGAGCTGACTTCCCATTCCTGCGCCTCATCGCACCATCGGGCGAGGCAGTCGCTTGTCACTTCCCGCGAGCCGCATCGCTCGCACACTTTCCAGTATCGCTTCGTCATGGTTGTTCTCCGTGGCAGATGAAGGGTGAGCCCTTCGGACTGCCGGGGCCAGAGCTCCGACACGCCGCTGGGTTCACGCCGGCTCCATGTCGGCTGGGTCTTTAGGCCGGGCGGTGAACACCACCTGCTCACGCTCGATCCAACCGGCGTCGTTGAGCATCTTCACCGCGAGCTCACGCCCGCCGATGTCCTGACGGACGAAGACCTCGTCGACCTCGACGGTCATGCGAACACGGTCAGCGCCCACCCGGGCAGCGCGCTTGGCCTCGGCCAGCGTCTCGTAGAAGTCGACGACGTCGCTGTGCCAGATGATCCGATAAACTTTCATTTTGCGCTCCTCTTGGCTGACTTAACGCTGGCTGCTCGGACGCACACATCGGCATATCCCGGCCCGTAGGCCATGAAGTTGCACTGCTCATTGATGAGGGTGCGCACCTCGCGCCGCGCCTCGCTTGGGGTCATCCACGCCGGTACACGCAGCTTGACAATGACTTCGACGACTTTCTTCTTGGGCATCGGTTCCTCCTCAGCGAAGAAACAGGGACAGGAACCCGAACAGCGCCATTGCGCCGCCCAGGCGAACGACATTGACCAGTCGCAGATGGTCGAGCAGAGACAGGCCGGCCATGAAGCGGGTGAACGCTTCATCGTCGATCGACCCGTAGCGCCAGTAGCAAAGCACGATGGGCATCAGGAACAGGACGGTGCCGCAGGCGATCCATGGGGTCATGGCTCTACCTCCCTGATGCGATAGTCGCCTGCGCTGTAATCTTCGATCTCACGCCGCAGGAAGGCGTCGTGCAGATCGGCAAGGTGATCGTCGAGCGCGTCCTCGGCCGCCTCAAAATTTGGAAAGGTGACCAGCTTTTCATCCTCACGGAAGACGTTCTCCCAGCCGTAGGTGAAGCGAGTTTCGATAGCCCAAGCCATGCTCACCTCCCGCAGCAGTCGATGACGTAGGCACAGGCGCCCGCAAGCGTCTGGAACGGCATCTCGGTGATCGGCTGGCTGTTGCGCATCTTGTTCGCGCGCCAGCGGTACTTGGACAGGCTGCCCTCGTTGCGCACGATGCAGGCTATCTGTCGGCCATCGTCGAACACCCACAGGGCGGTGCTGGTCACGGTCTCGTGCTCGCAACGGCGAACCTCGAACCGGGTGACCGAGAGGAAGCTGCGCGCGTCCTCAAGGTCTGCGTCCATTTCGGTCACAGTCATCATGCCCTCCCGATCTGAAGTGGTGCGCCACCGGCTCCACCACCCACCGGGCGGTTGAACGTGGCCTTGTCGCCAACGCGCTGCCCGGCCTCGTAGGCGGCACGGTCTCGGATGTCAGGGCCATGGCTGCGTCGCTGCTGAAACGACATGCCCTGCTCCTCCAGGCGCTTCTGGGCGAGCCTGCGCTGCTCCATGGATTCGGTGGTCGACAGATCGCGGAGCCGCTGGGTGACGCGCTGGCACACGCCAATCGCGAAAGCCTGCAGGCGCTGCTGGCGCTGGTAGTCGGTCTCGGGGTCACGCTTCACGACTGCGGACGAGCCGAACATATCGGCCTGCCCGGGCACATAGACGCTGCGCTTGGTGCCGGTGGCCCGCGCCCCACCTGCCTCGTTGAGGTAGGCGAGGGCGTTGCGGGTCACAAAGCCGTCGAGCGCATCGCAGAGCCAGCCAGCGAACATCGTCGCGGTCTCGCGCCCGGCGAACACGACCTGATAGCCCTCGCGCATGTAGGGGTAGGTGCCGGTGAAGCAGCCGACGCCATAGGCGATGTCCTTATGCCACGCATACTTGCGGGCGGCGCGCTTCTCGATCAGCTGCTCGACGAAGGCCTCGGCCTCGATCGCTTCTTGGCTCAGGCCGTGGGCCTGCATGATCTCTTGGGCCTTGGCCAGAGCGGACATCGCTTCGGCTTCGGACGCACCGTTCTCGACGGTCTTGGCAAGTAACGCCTTCAGGCGGCGGAGGAGGTTCTCTTTCGCGGACATGGTGACCTCCTCAAGGCTCAAGGCCAGCGCGCCGGTCTTTGGCGAGCTGCATCTCGAAGTTGACGCGATCCCAATGCTGCTGCTCCCGGCGGCGCTCGTCGGCCCCGTAGAACTCGTGACCGGCTTCCTCCATGGCCTCGGCCAAGGCGTCGTGCGGCGTCTGGCACTTGGCGAATGAGCGGGAGGCCAGCTCCTCAATGATTTCGGGCAGCACGTCGATGGCGGTGCCGGTGGTCAGGTCGACCTCGATCACCGAATGGATCTCGTCGAACTGGCCGGTCCAGACATCGTCCTTCGCGTCATCGCGGCTGTAGCTGACCTTGGTCTCCGGGAAATACCGCTCGGATCCGTAGGTCACGATGGGCAGGTAGGTTTTCATGGTCTTGTCTCCGTGGCAGAAGATCGGATAAATCCGATAAAGCAATCTACCATATCGGCAGGCACGGTAAAGTGCTTATCGGATATATCCGACTTCAAGGGCAAGGAAAATGAGGCATCCCTGCGAGCACTGCGGCAGCCTCTACAAGGCTCAGGATTGCTGGTGGCCGGAACTGTCGATGTCGCCCTGTGAGGATGACCCGGTGCCAAAACGCAAGATTGTCGTCCTCGCCGGACTGATCGTCCTGACGTGGATCGTCGCCTCTCTCGGAATCCTTGTTGAGCTCGGACTCGAATGACCAGCTTTGCCAGCTCCCTGCCGGATGACGGCAAGCCGCTCTGGTTGATCGTGCAGTCGCACGAACGCCGCACGCGCCTGTTCCAGGATCTCAGGAATCGCAGCGAGCGGCTCGCCTACACCGTCATCTGGCAGTACCTCAGCGCCGACACCCTGCCGGCCCTGCGGCATACACCCAAGGATCGGGTCTTCATCGACCCTTTGGCCGACAACATTTTCGCGGAAGAGGTCCGGCGCTGGTTGAAGGGCGAGGAAGCGACCAAGATTGCCCTTGGACCACCGACCCGCCCGCCGGCTCCCTACGCGCCTTATCCGCCCGAGCGATAATCAAGGAATTGTCGAGATGCAGGACGAGCACGCCGACGCCTGCACCTGCTTCCGTTGCCGCCTACAACGGCCTCGGCTGGTTCCCACCGGCGACATCGACCGCGTTCACGGCGAAATAGCCCAGATCATCACGGCGCTCCGAGAGGAGTTTGCCAACACCCTTCACGCTGAAAGGACCAACATCATGGCTCGCATCGACGATCTCCAGGCCACAGTCTCCGGCATCGCTCCCGCCGTGGATCGCCTCATCGCCCTTCATGCCGACGTGGCCGCCAAGCTCGCCGCCGCCGGTCAGGAAGATCCGCGCATCGGCCAGGCTGCTGACGAACTTGCAGCTATCAAAGCGAAGATCGAGGCCGTCGCGCCCCCGCCAGCTGAGCCTGCTCCCTAAACTCAACCTCTCCGAAACAGGTTGAGTTCTTCGACGTAGCCGCCCCACTGCATCGCCATGGCCTCGGCAACGCCCTGAAACGTCCGGCTCCGCAGCTTCCAGCGATTGGGGCCGCGCGGCATAAGATGGATCCAAGACCACGCCTTATGCTCGGCAGAGCCGGGCTTGGGCGGTTCGAGCCGCTGGGTGGGAGCGAGGGGAGGTAGGCCCTTGAGGTGCAGGGTTGTCGCCTTGAAGGCCTCCTCCCCAAACCACCATGGCTGGACGGTCTGCATCTGGTCCTTGGTCGGGTAGTTCTTGATCCGCTCCCGCGCATGGCGGTGCATGATCGGGTTCTCGACAGCCACTCGCGGAATCCCGTGGGTCTGGTCCGCGTTCCAGCAGTCCGAGAACAGAGCTGCGGCCTCGTCGAGCTCGGCCCACATTTGCTCGAGCGTCTTGCCCGGCGGCGGAACATGCAGCCACCGAACGCCAGACAGGCAGAGGCGGGTGCAGGGCGGATGAGCGAGGAACAGCAGGTCCCAGCCCATCCCGAGGAATTGGCGGACGTCGCCCACCAGATGCTTGTTGGAGCCGTCTTCGGCCTTGAGCAGGTCGCAGGACCAAGCATCATGGCCCAGGGCATCGAAGGCTCTCCGAACAACGCCGGAGAACTCGCAGCCAATTAAGACGCGCAGCGGGCGCTTGGCCAGCCGCACGTCCGTCTTGAGCGGGGAGAACAGGTCGAGCATCACAGGCCCTCCTCAAGCAGGATCAGCCCACGTTCGATCAGCTTCTTCGCCCAGGCGACGGTCATGCCGCCGCCGGGGGACAGGGCGCCATCGGTGCCGGGCAGGGGATCCTCGACCGAAAGGCGCTCAAGGTTCTCGAACTCGATCTGCCACTGGTTGCGCCGGGTCACCCGGCAGCGGTAGGTGGCGATCTCGGTGCCCCTGACACCCTCGGAGACCCAAGGGCGCAGGATACGATGGGTGAAGATTTGGCCGACTGGCATCATGGTCGCCTCCCTCACCAGCCACGGGCAGTTTCAGCGTCCGCACGAGCGGCGCACGCGGCATCAACTTCGTCTTCGCTGGTCGCCTGCGCCTGCACACGCTCAATGAAAGCATCCCACCAGTCGCAGAACCCCGCATCGCTCATGTGGTCAAAGGCTTCCTGAGAAGGCATCTCGTTCTTGAAGGGGAAGGTTGCGGTCATCTTAGGTCTCCGTGGCAGAGCTTATTTCCTATAAATCTATAGTAGGAAATCTCCGACACAGGTCAAATGCTTTCGAGTATTTCAAGGGGCTATTTCCGACCTTTTTGAGGGACGGATTTCTCTTAAAAAACTCAAGGCTTCGAGAAAAATTCAGCAGAGGGGGCGCTCGCCTCTGCTCTGCCCCTTGACCCAAAAAAGAGAGCAACCGCAAAGCCCTGCGGCCAACAGCTCGCCCGCCTCCTGATCAAGCCGTCTGGAGGCGGGCGGGAATTGGTCGTGACGCTCAGGCGGCGAGGACGATTTCGGCCTGAGCGGCAGCGGCTCTGAGATCGCCTTCCATGGCGAACAGGGCAGAGCGCATGGCCTTGATCTTGTCGGCCATCAGGGCGGCGCGGTCACGGCTGACCTTGCTGGCGACCAGGCACTCACCGTCTTTCCAGCCAGCAGCGGCGAGGGCGGCCATGCGTTCGATCTTGGCTTCCATGGACCTCACAACCTCGACGTCGGCATCGCTGACGCGCGGGGCGTCTCCGAACATATCGCTCTGGGACAGGGCTTCGAGCTTGGCGTTCACCGCCGCCTTGAGCGCCTTGAATCCGACGATCGACCCACGGTTCCACATCTGCACCAGCGCCACCTGATCGGCATGGCGGGGCAGGCGGGCGATCTCTTGGGCAACATGGTGGTCAAAGCCACCCTCGCACAGCTTCTGGATGCCGGGGTCGAGGTTCATCAGCCTGACCCGCTCCTCCACGCGCCACACGGGCCGGCCGAGCTTCTTGGCCAGCTCCTCGACGCTCATCCCCAGGTCCAGCATCCGCTGGAACGCCCGGCCCTCCTCGAGCGGCAGGACGTCGACGCGCTGCAGGTTCTCGATGATCGCGGCGATGTCGCGGGTCATGTCGTCCATTTCGACGACGTTGCAGGTCACGATCTTGGCGGGCTCATAGCCCTGCTCGATCAGGAGCCCATGGGCGCGCCACCTGCGCTCGCCCGCGATGATCTCATAGCCCCCATGGAGGGGGCGCACGGTGATCGGCTGGAGCAGGCCGTTCTCCTTGATGGAGGCCGCGAGGTCCTCGAGCTCGCGGCGGTCGAAGGTCTTGCGGGGCTGGTCGGGATTGGGCCGGACGCGGCAGTGTTCGATCTGCATCTCGCCCTCCTCAAGCGGCCTGAGCCAAGCGGCCGACAGTGCCGGTGGCGGGCGGAAACTTGCAGCCCATCACAGGGGGCAGGTTGAAGCGCTCGGCGGCCTTGTCGGTGATCCAGAGCTGATGCGGATCGCAGCTGTCAGGGCGCAGGAAGCCGTCGCGGATCATGCCGCGAGCGTACTTCTCGTGGACGAACTCCAGGCCCTCGCGGATCGAGGTCACCCGGTTGCCCAGCAGCCAGGCGCGCACGTCTTCGTCGCGGACCACGTCCAGCGAGATCACCTTGCGGCCGGCGGCGTCGGTCGTGCAGTCGCTCCACACGCGGATGCGCTGGCCATCTTCGGCTTCGACGAACACCGGCTTGTGGGTGATCGCCTTCACGACGGAGGAGAAGCGAGCGGCGTCCAGCTCACGACGGCTGGCGCGGGCGGCGAGGGTCTTTGCGCGGCGGGGGGAGATCTTGGTCATCGTTGGGCTCCGTGGCAGTGAGCATGTTTCCGATGTACCTATACTGGCCTACCCACAGGCACAGTCAATAACTTTGTCGGAAATATCCGATAATTCATGAACTTTCTTTGACGGGTCGAGTAATGGCAAAGAAACCATCACCGAGTACACTTGCAGAGCCTATCGGGCGCCTCAAGGTCGAGTATCGCAAGCTTAGCGAGCTCGTGCCCTACACCCGCAATTCACGGACGCACTCACCCGAGCAGGTTGCGGCCATCGCCAAGTCCATCGAGACCTTCGGCTGGACCAACCCCATCCTGATCGACGGCCAGAATGGCATCGTCGCCGGGCATGGGCGCATGGCAGCCGCCAAGCTCCTGGGCATGGACAAGGTGCCCGTAATCGAGCTGCATGGGCTGACCGAGGCCCAAAAGCGCGCCTACGTGGTGGCCGACAACCAGATCGCGCTCAACGCCTCTTGGGACTTCGATGCGCTGGCCATCGAGGTGCCCGAGCTCAAGGACGAGGGAATCGACCTCAGCCTGCTCGGCAACCTCGACCTGTCCATGCTGGAGGCCAAAGACCCGGTCCAGACGTGGAAGACGCCAGCCATCAAGTTCAACATCACCTTCGACAACACCGAGCAGCAGCAAGCGTGGTTCGAGTTCATCCGCCGCCTGCAGCAGGAGTTTCCCACCCACCCAACCATTGCGGCCCGCATCTGCGCCTTCCTCGCCCGGGTCAAACAGGGAGGTGCCGCATGACGCTCGCCGTCCAGTATCGCAAGGTCTCCGACCTGACCCCCTACATCCGCAACGCCCGCAAGCACCCCAAGGAACAGGTCGAGCAGATCGCCGCCTCCATCAAGGAATTCGGCTGGACTGCTCCCATCCTCGTGGACGGGGACAATGGCATCATCGCAGGCCATGGCCGCCTCGCCGCTGCCAAGCACCTCAAGATGCAGGAGGTGCCGGTCATCGAGCTCTCAGGGCTCACACCGGCACAGAAGCGGACCTATCTGATCGCCGATAACCAGCTGGCCATCGAGGCGGGCTGGGACTTCGACGTCCTGCGCATCGAGGTCAAGGATCTGGAGCTGACCGGCTTCGACCTGAACCTGCTCGGCTTTGCCGACGTGGACGCCGTGATGGGAAGGGAACCTGAGCCCCAGGTGCAGGAGCGCAAGGGGCAGGGTGCCACCAGCCTGCAGTACAACCTGATCTTCGAGGACGAGGACCAGCGCAAGACGTGGTTCACCTTCATGCGCCGGCTCAAGGGCGAATACCCGGAGATCGAAACGCTGGGCGAGCGCCTGCTGGCCTTCCTGACGGAGGGAGGCCACATTGCCGCGCGTTAAGGGTCACATCGAAACCGACGTGCTGACCGAGGCCAAGGCCCGGCTGCACCACATCTTCGACATCTTCGACAGCGTCGCGGTCATGTTCTCGGGCGGCAAGGATTCGCTGGCCGTCCTGCATCTGGCCCGTGAGGTCATGCTCGAGCGTGGGGTCGACACCCCCATCGACGTGGTCTTCCGAGACGAGGAGCTGATCCCTGACGAGGTGGTGAACTTCGTCGACGAGTACCGGCAAAAGGACTGGATCCGGATGATCTGGTTCACCGTGCCGCTCAAGAGCAACAAATACGTGCTGGGCCGCACCTTCACCTACATCCAGTGGGATCCCGAGCGCGGGCCCGATCGCTGGGTGCGCCCCAAGCCCGCATGGGGCCGCAACGCCGAAGATCCCAAGATGATCTTCGACCAGTATTCGATGGACGCCTACACGGGCCAGTTCTTCCGGGGCAAAACGGCCTTCCTGCTTGGGGTCCGGGCAGCTGAGAGCCTGATGCGATTCCGCGGTGCGGTCTCGAAGATGAACGAGAACTATATCCTTGGCTCGCCTGCGCCCAACGTGAACCTCTGCTGGCCGCTGTTCGACTGGCAGGAGAACGACATCTTCCGGTACTTCTACGACCGGCAGATCAGCTATTGCCCGGTCTATGACATCCAGCTCTATGCGGGCAACGCCATGCGCGTCTCGACGCCCCTGCACGCAGAGAGCGCCAAGAGGTTCGGAATGGTCCGGCATCAGACGCCGGAGTTCTACCAGAGGATCATCGAGATCTTTCCCGAGATGCTCGCCCACGAGCGCTACAACCACGATCTCGACAAAACACGGACCCAGAAGATCTACGGCCAGTCCTACGAGGGCGTGAGGTCATGGATCGAGGAGAACATCACCGATCCCGTGCAGTACCGGCTGGCAGTCGGTCGCTTTGAGGACGTCATGAAGCGGGTGCAGCGCCAGGCTGGCAACTACCCGCCCGACTATCTGCTCGGGGTCTTCATGGGCGGCGGGTTCAAGCGAAACATCATGCCGCTGGTCGGAGCGAAGTAATGCAGTCGGATCCAATTGAGAACATCGAATGGCGCGACGCGATGGAGCTGAACGCCAATGACTACAATCCCAACGTCGTCTTCGGCCCTGAAATGGCGCTCCTCGAGCGCTCCATCCTGCTGACAGGATGGGTGCAGCCGGTGCTGATCACCAAGGACGGCACCATCATCGACGGCTTCCATCGCACCACCCTGTCACGCCAGAGCAAGGCGCTGCAGGCCAAGTGGGGCGGCAAGGTGCCCTGCGCAGTGCTGGATGTCTCCCGCGAGGAGGCCATGATCCTGACCATCCGCATGAACAGGGCCAAGGGCTCTCATGTCGCCGTGCGCATGTCCAAGATCATTCACGAGCTGATCGACACCCACCACTTCGACCCGGCTGAGATTGCAGCAGAGATCGGCGCCACCAAGGACGAGGTCGACCTGCTCTACCAGGACGACGTCTTCGAGTCCAAGAAGATCGCCTCTTGGGAGTATTCGAAGGCTTGGTACCCCAAAGAGGTCAAGACCGCGTGACCCGCCAATCGACCCGCTTCAACTCGCCCGAGTACCTGCGGGCATGGCAGCTCCAGGGCCAGTGGCCTGCCATCCACAACGCCATGACCGACTTCGCGCTGGCCAACATGCGCGGCAGCTTCCTGCTCGATCTGGGCTGCTCCTACGGCCTGCTGGGGGCAAGGATCGCGATGGAGGCAGGTGGCCTTGCCTGCGCCGGGATAGATGCTGACGCCAAGGTCGTGGAGGCCGCTGTCGAGGCGGGCGTCCCCATGCGCTTCCATGTCCTGTCGGTCAACAAGGACACACTGCCTGATCTTGAGAAGATCCTGACGGTCTCGCGGCCCAAGACCATGATCGCCCGCCGGGTGCTGCCCGAACTGTGGGGCTACGATCTGGAGGGCGGAAGGGCCTTTGTGGAACTGCTTGCAGCATCCGGCCTGAGAGAGATCTTTCTCGAAGGCCGGGTGGCTTCGGAGAGGGCAACCAACCCCCTCCGAAGCATTGATGATGAGGTCACCCTGCTATCGCCCCGCTACCGCGAGGTGACGCGCTCCAAGGCGCTGAGCTACCTCGTCCTGAGATAGTTCGATCTCATACAGGGCAAGCCGTTCAACCCGCGCAACCGAGGTGAACAGCTCCCGACGCAACGGGCCGGTCAGGATCTCGCGCTGAAAGCGAGGCCAGTTTCGGCTGTGGTAGGGGAGGGTCTTGAAACCTTCCTCCACGGTTGCGCGATACTGAGACCACCTGAGCTGATTGCGATGCCGACAATGGACCATCATGTGGCACGCAAAGCAGAGGTGGAAGCCATCGGTGACGCCTGCGCGGAAGGGCTCTGAATAGTCCTCCGCATGGGCGTCGATGATGCCTTCATCCTGACCGCAGGCAACGCATTTGGTGGGCCGGGGAAGTGTCCCGGCTGCCCATTGGACGTTCAGCCAACGCTGCGCGCGGTTACGTTGATCGGCAGAAAAACCATTGTAATCCTTCATCACATCTCCCGTCTTTACTGTGGGAGATAATACTAACATAGCAAAGCGAAAGCATAAATGGCCAATCGTAAGCAACTCGGGCCAGAGGATTACCTCGATAATCCCAATAGACCCAAGATTCGCCGTCGGCCTGACCATTCAAAGCCAAAGAACCCTGAAGGCCGTCCGATGCACAAGCCGACAGATGACAGCAAGGCCCAGGTCAAGACCATGGTCATCGGCGGCATTCGCCGCGAGCTGATTGCCAAGGTCATCGGGATCTCTGTCCCCACGCTCTACAAGCACTACCGAGACATACTGGAGACCGCTGACGTGCAGGCCAATGCCATGGTCGCCCGTAGCCTCTACAACAAGGCGACAGGCAACCACGCCAACGCCGTCACCGCAGCGATCTTCTGGCTGAAGTGCCGCGCCGGGTGGAAGGAACCGACCCAAGACATCAACGCGACCCTCAACGGCACCGTGACGACGCTGATCGCGCCGCCGGGGCTCACCATCGAGAGCTTCGCAGAGATCGCCAAAAAGGTGGTCGATGAAGTCTGACGAGGAGCGGTTCGTCACTGCTGCCCTTGCCCGAGAGGATCTGTACTTCTACTCCCGCTATATGTTTCAAGCCCGCACAGGCGGGAAGTGGCTGAGGGCCGGACACCACCCGATCATCTGCCGGGCGCTGGAGGATGTCTTCCACGGGCGCCGCAAGAGGCTGATCATCAACATCCCACCGCGCTTCTCCAAGACGGAGCTCGCGGTCATCAACTTCATGAGCTGGTCGCTCGGCAAGGTGCCTGACGCCGAGTTCATTCACACCAGCTACTCCGGCCGCTTGGCTGGGACCAATTCGTGGAAAACCCGCGAAATGGCCATGACGCCCGAATATGCGCAGATCTTCCCAGAGGCCAGACTTCGCACGGATGTCGGCGGCCGAGATGAGTGGCGCACTTTGGCAGGTGGCTGCGTCTATGCGGTGGGCGCTGGTGGCACGATCACCGGCTACGGCGCGGGCAAGATGCGTCCCGGCTTTGCTGGCGCCATCATCATCGACGATCCGCACAAGGCGGATGAAGCGCGCTCGGAGGGCATCCGCAAGGGCGTCATCGAGTGGTTCCAGAACACGCTGGAAAGCAGAAAGAATTCGCCTGACACGCCGATCATCCTGATCATGCAGAGGCTGCACGAGGAGGATCTGGCGGGCTGGCTCCTGGCTGGAGGCAATGGCGAGCAGTGGGATCATATCTGTCTGCCCGCCCTGCAGCCTGACGGCACCTCTTTGTGGCCAGAAAAGCATTCGGTCGAAGACCTGCGCCGCATGGAAATGGCAGCGCCCTACACGTTCTCCGGACAGTACCAGCAGCGGCCAACGCCAGCTGAAGGTGCAGTGTTCAAGCCTGACATGATCGGCATTTACGACGGCCCCATGGAGGGAGCCAAGTTTCTGCGGGCATGGGATCTGGCTGCCACCGAAAACGATGGCGACTGGACGGTCGGCCTATTGCTGGCGCAACTGCCTGATAGTCGATGCGTGGTCATGGACATCATCCGTTTGCAGGGTCGACCGGAAGTCGTTGAGGCAGCCATCACATCAGCGGCATTGCGCGATGGGAAAAAGGTCAAAATCTCGATCCCACAAGATCCCGGTCAAGCCGGCAAATCGCAAAGCAATTACTTGATCCGCAGATTGGCCGGCTACTCGGTCACTGCTACGCCAGACACCGGCGACAAGGTCACGCGCGCAGAGCCTGTGGCGGCGCAAGTCAATGTCGGTCATGTCTTTATGCAACGTGCCGAATGGAACAACAGTTTCGTACATGAGCTGCGAAACTTTCCGCTCGGCACTTATGACGACCAGGTCGACGCTTTATCGCGGGCCTTCAATGTCTTGAACGAACGGCGGGCTCCCATGAAGATCAGCGACGATCTGCTCATGAAGTCAGCCATGCCATCACCTACAGGGGGCCGTCGCTTTGGCCGGTAAACTGAACGCACGGACCCGGCGCGCAGCAGCCGCGGCAAAGCAGATTGAGCCTGCGGTCGTGCAGCGGCCTCGCTCCTTCTCGCTCATACTTGACGAGCTCATTGAGCGCAGCGGTCGCCGCTTCAAAATCGACCCGGCTCGGGTGTTCACGCCCTTCAAACCCATGCCCGGCGTTCGTCCTGCAAAAGACGATCAAATGGCCATGGACGAGAGTCCGGCGCCAAACTATCTCGCATGGGCTATAGCAGGAATGCGGGCCTCTGAGGGGCTGACGTTCCTCGGCTATCCGTTTTTGTCCGACATGGCTCAGCGGTCTGAATACCGCCGTGGCGTCGATACCATTGCCGGCGACATGACCCGGGCATGGATCGAGTTCGAAGCCACGGGTGACGAAGCCAAAAGCGAAAAGATCGCAGCCATCGAAGAGAAGCTGCAGGAGATGCGGGTTCAAGATCACCTGTTCTCCCTGATCCGGACGGACGGCTTTTTCGGCCGCGCGCATCTCTATCTCGACACCGGCAATGGTGATGATCCAAAAGAGCTGGAGACCTCAATCGGCAATGGGCGTGATAGCCTGAGCAAGAGCAAGGTCAGCAAGAAACACCCCCTGATTGGGGTCAAAGTCATCGAGCCGGTCTGGACTGCTGCGCAAAGCTACAACGCCAGCAACCCGCTTCGAAAAGACTGGTACAGCCCGACCATGTGGTACGTGATGGGCCAGGCTATCCACAGCAGCCGGTTCATTCCCTTCATCTCACGGCCTGTCCCGGACATGCTGAAGCCGAGCTATAACTTCGGCGGCCTGCCGTTGACGCAGCTCGCAAAGGATGCAGTCGACATCTGGCTGAAATCCCGTGACGGTGTGGGCGACATCATCGCTGCCTTTACGACCTATGTGCTGTCGACGGATATGTCGGAGCAGGTGCAGACCGGCGGCGCGGAGGAGCTGGAAAAGCGCGTCAATCTATTCCTGAACTGGCGTGACAATCGCGGCCTGATGGTTCTGGACAAGGACCGTGAGGATTTCAAGAATGTCTCGGCCCCTCTGGGGACGCTGGATACCCTCCAGCAGCAGGCGCTGGAGCATGTGGCGACGGCCTTTGGCATCCCGCTGGTGAAGTTCGTGGGCGACCAGCCAGCGGGGCTTAATGCCTCGTCTGAGGGCGCCATTCGAATGTATTACGACCGGATCTCGGCTGACCAGCATTCGCAATTGCGGCCGATCCTGCAGACGATCATCGACTTTGTTCAGCTTTCGCTGTTCAACGAGATCGACCACGAAATATCTTGGAAGTTCAAGCCTCTCTGGGAATTGGACGCCAAGCAGTTGTCCGAGATCATCGAAGCGCGCGGGCGCACAGATCAAGCCTATGTCGACATGGGGGCCATCTCTCCGGAGGAGGTCCGCACCCGGCTGGCCAATGATCCAGAGTCTCCCTATGATGGGCTGGATCCCGATGACATGCCTGATCTTCTTGAAGAAGAGGAGGAAGGGCTTGAGCCGACAGGCAGTGGGGAAGGTCGCGCTTGATCGACTTCAACTTTGACGAGCTGTTCGGGTCGCCTGTCGAGGTCGAGGATCTGGCCTACGACACCAAGCCTGCTCGGCTCGAAAAGATCGGACGAGCACCCCGCGCCAACGCAGGGATCGCCGCCGCCTATCGCAAGAAGCTCCATGACCTGCTCGACGCGATGGGCACGGACGTGCAGAAGGAAATCGCCAAGGCATATCGGTCGACCCCTCCGGAGGTCATCGAGCTGGCGCAGGATGATCTGGCCTCCGAGGCACTTCGAAAGGTGATCCGAAACCTTGTCCGCAAGTGGATGGCGCGATTCACGAAGGCGTCTGAGAACCTGGCGGACTATTTCGCCACAGCCTCTGCCGATCGCACAGACGCACAGCTGAAGCGGATCCTGAAAGAAGGCGGCTTTTCGGTTGAATGGAAACTGACCCGGGCGCAACGGGACGTGGTGAATGCCATCGTCAACGAGAATGTCAGCCTGATCAAATCCATCCCTCAGCAATACCTTGGCAAGGTCGAGGGGATGGTGATGCGCTCGGTCCAGACCGGGCGCGACCTGAAGCAGCTATCCGGCGACTTGCAGAAGCAGCTGGGCGTGGAAAAGCGCCGCGCCAACCTGATCGCTCGGGACCAGAACAACAAGGCCTCGGCCATGCTCCAGCGCACCCGCTATTTGGAGACCGGGATCGAGGAAGCCATCTGGATGCACTCGGCTGGTGGCAAGACACCACGGCCGTCGCATGTGAAGGCCGGTAAGGACAAGGTTCGGTTCAACGTCGCTGAGGGCTGGGCGGACCCGGCTCTGGGCGGCAAGAGGATCTGGCCTGGCACCGAGATCAACTGCCGTTGCGTCTGCCGGCCAGTGCTTCCCGGCGTAAAGGTGCGTTAGTCGACGTTCTGCCATTCCGGCGCACGGCCTTTGCATTCGTATTTGATTGTTCGGCTGATCCCGTCAATGCGCACGGTGCCTTCGAACTTCGCATCTACGGGTGATGACCGCAGCCGCCATAGAAACTGCTGGCACTGATCAGCCTCGCTGAAGGTCGGGCTATGGATCGAGCAGGAGTTCAGCTCCGGCCGCCCCGCCCAATACATGCACATGAACACCGCGTAGATCATCCCGGCCTCCTCAAGAGGCGCGGACGATAGCGCGACACCCACACCCCATCAACAGGTGCCTCAACATGGACATTCCCGTGACCGCTGGCGCGTCGACGGCGGGCAATAGCGCCATGCCTGCGCTGCTCGCCAAGAAGCGGGCCCAGGATATGTCGCCCGGCGACTGGAAGGGCCTCCTGCGCGGCCTGATCAAGTTCTTGTTCGAGGAATCCGAAGAGCCGGAGCATTCTGGGGCGAAGGATGCCCAAGGAGACCAAGGGAAACACGCTGCTGGTATTGTTTTCGTCTCCCCAGAGGGACGGGTTCTCTTACTGAAGCGCAGCGATAAAGAAGAAAATTACGCTGGTCATTGGGCATTGCCTGGCGGAAAGGCTGAAAAAGGCGAGTCCCCCGAAGAAGCCGCAGATCGTGAAGCAACAGAAGAGATTGGGGTTCATCCGCCAGGCGGAAAAACCCTTCTTGATGAACGACGGACGCCGAATGGATTTACCTTTCGAACTTTCCTGAAGCGCGTCGGTAGCGAGTTTGAGCCGAAACTGAATGATGAGCATTCAGCCTACAAATGGGCTGGTCTCACCGATCTACCTCAGCCGATGCACCCGTCCGTCAAAGACAATCTCGGCAAGTTACGCGATCATCTTCAAACAATGTCCGGGGACTGCGCCAGCGACGAAGCCCCGTTGGCCTGCGATGAATTCGGTTCCGTCCGCACCACTGACAAGGATGGGCATCTCCACATCGCCCGCACCCCCATCACCCGAGCTGTGGTCTCAGACTACTACGGCCGGGAGATCAACGGCTGGCAGCGTTTCGGACTGGATCCGGAGAGAAAATATGGCCTCTACCGGGACCTCGAAGAGCTGAGGAAGGGCGCTGACAGCTTCATCGGCAAGCCGGTGCTGCTGCGACACAAACCCAGCACGGCCGATGACCATCCCCGCGACATCACGGTGGGAGCCATCGGCGGCCCGCTCGAGTTCGATGGCGATACCCTGTTCGCCCCTCTGACCATTTGGGATGCAGAGGCCATTCGCGGCATCGAGACCGGCGAGCGCCGTGGCCTGAGCTGTGGCTATCGCTATGAGGCGGACATGACGCCGGGCAATGCCCCGGACGGCACCCGCTACGACGGGCGGATGCTCAAGATCGAAGGCAACCATCTGGCGATCATCCCTGAGCCCCGCGTTCAGGGCGCGATGGTCGCAGACAGCATCACGGGCTTCAACGAAGACCGGAAAGAGATCGGCCACGCCGGGTCGAACAGTTCCATCGGCGATAATCAGGAGACACAGAACATGACCACCGCCGCACCGGCGCGTCTCGTGAACGCACTCTCGGCGTTCATCAAGCCGCGTCTCGCTCCCAACCAGACCCTCGAAGGCATCGAAGCCATCCTCGCTCTCGACGAGGAGGCCAAGGACAAGCGCGCTCGTGACGAAGAGGAAGGGCGCAAGGAACGCGAAGAGAATGAGGCCGAGGACAAGCGCGCCCGCGACCGGAAGGCCAAGGATGAGGCCGAAGAGACCGAGCGCAAGGAAGCCGAAGACAAGAAGGCCCGCGACGCCAAGCACGCATCCGATCGCAAGGCGCGTGACGAGAAGCGCATGGCTGATCGCAAGGCCCGCGATTCCGATCCTGATGGCCTGCACGAGTGGCTGAAGAAGAAGCTCGGCGCAGAAGATTTCAAGGCCGCCTGCGACATGCTCGAAGCCGAGCGTAAGGCGGAAGACGAGGACGATGAGGACGAGGAGGAATCAGGCATGGAAGACCGCCGCGCTCACGACAGCCGGCACGCTTTTGACGAGGCGGCCATTGATCGCAAGATCCAGGCAGCCCGTTCCGAAGAGCGTCGCATTCAGGCGGCCATCTACGAGGCCAAGACGTTTGTGCGCCCCTATGTGGGCGAGCTCTCCGCAATGGCTTTCGACTCCGCCGAAGAGGTTTACGGCGCGGCTCTGAAGGGCCTGAACATCTCGACCGAAGGTGTTCATCCCTCTGCCTATCGCAAGATCCTCGAAGTGACACCGAAGCCCGGCCAGCGCACCCAGGCCACGACTTCGATGGCCATGGACTCTTCGGCCCGTTCGGCTGCTGAGGCCATCGCTCCCGGCCTCAAGCGTATCAAGATCGGCGTCTAATCCGGGCCCGATCCAACTTCAATTCAAAGGAGATAAGCCATGACTGGCGGATTCCAGACGCAAGTTTTCAGCCAGCCCGCCATTGGCGTCGCTGGTGACTTCGCAAGCCTCAACCCCTATTCGATGTTCGATGTCGGCGCTGCCGGTCTCGTGGCAGGTGCCAACGGCGTGACCGTTGGTCGCTTCGCATGGGTGACTTCTCCCCTCGACGCAAACAATGGCCCATCCGTTGCCAACAGCAGCGGCGCCGGCAACGTGTCGGGTCTTGTGCTGCGCAATCAGCAGGGCCTCAACACGACCTTCCTGTCTTATGCGGGCATGACGGTCCCGGCCGGTCTGCCGGTTGCGCTGGCGACCGGCGGCGACTTCATCGTCGTCAACGAGGGCTCCGCTCAGGCCCTGCGCGGCATGAAGGCCTATGCGGCCTTTGCGACCGGTGCCATCAGCTTTGCGGCTGCAGGCGCTCCCACCACGGCCAGCGCTACGCTGTCCACCATCGCCAACGGCACCGCGGCCAGCACCACTGGTTCGATCACCGGCAACATCATGACCGTCTCGGCCGTGGCGTCCGGCACGATCTTCCCTGGCGCGGTTGTGTCGGGCACCGGCGTCGTGTCGGGAACTTCGGTCCTTGCGCAGATCTCGGGCACCACCGGCGGCGTGGGCACCTACTACGTCGACGTTCCCGAGCAGACCGTCGCCAGCACGACCCTGACGATCACCCCTCTCGTCCTCGACGCATCGGGTGGCTCGATCACGGGCACCATCGCGCTGGGCGACGTGGTCGTGTCGTCGAGCGGCACTGTCACCGGCACCATTGCCGGCGCGCTGCTCGCCTCGGTGTACGCCACGAACAAGTACGTTCTGCAGCGCCCGAACGCCTTCACGACGATCGGCACCGCAACGTCCGGCACTGTCGTGGTCGCCACCAACGTCGAGACGCCTTGGTACGCGCTCAATTCCGCAACTGCGGGTGAGCACGTCAAGATCTCGGCTCCGGTCACCGGCTTCGGCTCGCAGCTGAGCTAACCCCCAACACAGCCGGGCTTCGCATCGGCTAATTCCTAGGAGATCCTCAAATGAACCGCTTCGAAGCTCGCGCGGAATGGGAAAAGGTCCGCCCGACACTGGAACAGGCCGGCGTTTATCTGCCCGGCGTCACCACCTTCATCTCTGACGACATGGCCCTCGACGGGTTCGCCATGGACGCAGAGGCCGGCACTCTGACGACATCGCAGAACTCGGCCATTCCGACCATGCTGACCACCGCCGTTGACCCGGATCTGATCCGCGTCATCTTCGGGCCGCTCGCCATGGCCGAGATCGTGGGTGCAGAGCGTCGGGTAGGAACCTGGACTGACCAGACCCGCATCTTCCCGGTCGTGGAAGAGACGGGTGAGGTGTCCAGCTATTCGGACTACTCGACGTCCGGCCGCGCTGGCATCAACTTCAACTATCCGCAGTTCCAGAGCTATCTGTTCCAGACCTTCATCCGTTATGGGGATCTGGAAACCGATCGCGCTGCGCTGCTGAAGTTGAACTATGTGGGTGAGCTGCAGCGCGCAGCCGCCAACATCCTCAATCGCTATGCGAACTTCTCGTATGCCTTCGGGGTCGCCGGCCTGCAGAACTACGGCCTGCTCAACAACCCGTTCCTGTCCTCTTGGCTGACGCCAGCCACGAAGGCTTGGGGCGGCACGACTTGGTACAACGGCACGTCGCCCGGCGCGACCGCGAACGAGGTCTATAACGACTTCCTGGCGCTCATCAACAAGCTGATGGTCCAGACCAACGGTGTCGTGACCGCCGAAACCCCGATGACGCTGGCTCTGCCTTCCACGCTGCAGAGCGTGCTCGGCTTCACCAACGCCTTCGGCAAGACCGTGCGCGAGCTGCTGGAAGCCTCATGGCCTAACATCAAGGTCAAGTTCGCTCCGCAGTATGGCCTGCAGCAGTCCTCGAACTCGCAGGGCTACTCGGCTGCCGGCAACGCCATTCAGCTTATCGCTGAAGAGGTTGACGGCCAGAAGGTCGCCTACGTCGCCTACAACGAGAAGATGCGCGCCGGGAAGATCGTCCCGGAGGCTTCTTCTTTCCAGCAGAAGATGACCAGCGGCACATGGGGCACCATCGTCCGCGTCCCCGTCGCCATCGCTGGCATGCTTGGCGTCTGATCAGGAGAGAGTTATGGCAGAGCGTATTCCGACTGATCAGAAAGTCGAAGCCAAGGCACCCACAGGCTACGTCACCGTGGCCTGCAAAATCCACGTCGCTTGGATCGACCTTCACGTCGATCAGGAGATCGAGGAATGGGAGAACACCCCTGTCGGGGGCCGCAAGATCAAGAAGTTCGTTCCGGTGGGTGATCCGGTCCGCATTCGCGGCACGGCTTACCCGGTCGGGGTGATTCCGGAAGGCTTTCCGGACCGTCCCCAGATGGTCATGGGCTATGCCCTGACCCCCAACGTCCCTCGGGAATTTTGGGATAACTGGCTCAAGCAGAACAAGCTGGCACCGTTCGTCAAAAGCAACATGATCATTGCTTTCGAAAGCGTTGCCGACATCAAGGCCAAGGCCTCCGATCATGAAAAGGACCTCAGCGGCATCGAGCCTCTGATCCGTGGATATGATCGCGAGAACCGGGCTGATGTGATCGTCGATCCGCGCGTTCCGCGGGGCCTCAACGCAAACAGGGCGGCGTAAGCCGGAAATCAGATGGGCGTCGCTGTCACCTTCGTTTACTCGGACTGGAGCGCCGCCTATCCCCAATTCTCAAACGTGACACCGACCCAGATCAATGGGCCGGTGTTGACCCTCGCCCAGGTCTATTGCCGCAACGATGGCGGCGGGCCTATCGACGACCCGACGATGCAGCTGCAGGCCCTCTGGCTGATGGTCGCGCACGTCGCGCAGCTGATGTACGGATCCACAACCCAGCCCGTCTCTGGCCTTGTAGGGCGTGTTGGCTCTGCATCCGAGGGCTCTGTCAGTGTCTCCGCAGACTTCCCGCAGGGCAGCCCGAATGGGGCATGGTTCAACCAGACCCAATATGGGGCCATGTTCTACCAGCTCATCAAGGCGGTGACGCGCGGTCGGTACTACACCCGCAACACGCCATATCCGCGCCCAGGCATCTTCGGCGGCTTTCCTTGGTTCCGATAGGGGGCTGCCATGGTGCAGGTGAAGGGCGGCGACAAGTTTGCCGGCGCCATCCAGAAGCGCATCGACAAGCTGACCAAGGCCAAGACCGTCGACATCGGGTTTCTCGAAGACGCGACCTATCCAGACGGCACGCTGGTCGCGATGGTTGCGGCCATTCAGGAATTCGGCGCTCCCGGCAAGGGTGTGCCACCGCGTCCGTATTTTCGGACCATGATCTCAAAGCGCAAGAGCGAGTGGGCGGCGGACATCAAGGGTTCGCTTGAGGCCAACGACTTCGATGCGAACAAAACGCTGGGCCAGATCGGCGCGCTTGTGACCGGCCAGCTTCAGGAATCCATCATCGAGACGAATAGCCCGGCCTTGAGCCCGATCACGGTCATGCTGCGCGGGTTGCGCAGCCAGTCAGAGTGGCGGGACAAGCCATTCTGGGAACGCTTTGCAGAGGCGAAGAAGCGCGTGGCCGCTGGGCAGTCCGACTTCGGCGCATCAGACAAACCCCTCGTTGATAGCGGGCACATGCTCGCATCCGCGAACTATGCAGTGAAATCTTAAGGAGACGCCAACATGGCAAATCAGAATCTTGTTCTATTCAGCTCCAGCAACGGCGACGTGAGCTCGCTGAATATGCCCGGCCTCGGCCTTGCACCGAACACATTGTTCATTGAGAGCTTTCAAGACAACATCGTCGCGGGCACGACGCAGACGCAGGCCGGCGCCACCGCGCTGACCGCCGAGGTCAATCGCGTCACGACCAGCGCGACATCAGGCAACGGCGTCCGACTGCCTGCCTCTCAGGCTGGCGTGACCATCGTCGTGATCAACCATGGCAATAACCCGATCCAAGTTTACGGAAATGGCTCGGATACGGTGAGCGACGTGGCTGGCGCGACCGGCGTCACCCAGATGCAAGGCAGCGTGGCCCTGTATATGTGCGCCACTGCTGGCGCTTGGTATGTCGAAGGTCTGGGGACCGGATATGCCGGCAACTTTCCGACCTTCTCCTATCAGGACGCAATGAGCGGGGCTGGCGCGAACCAAGCGACTGCGACGCCCATCAAGACCTGCCAGAACCGTTTCACGACCGTCGGCAGCGGCACAGGCGCCGTTCTTCCAGTCGCCGCGGGCGGGATGAGCATCGTGGTCATGAATGCTGGGGCAAACTCCCTGCAGGTCTATGGCAACGGCTCCGACACGATCAATGGCGTTGCAGGCGCGACCGGCGTGGCGCTGGCCGCAGGCAAAACGGCGGAATACTTCACGACCGTCGCCGGCGCCTGGCACCAGCTCCTGAGCGCGTAACGTGAACCTGCACGGGATCGCCAACCCCATCATTCAGGCGATCAACCCAAATGTTCCAGCGACCTACCAAGCGTCCGCCGGGACCACCACCAACGCGGATGGAACGCGCGTCCCTGCCTATGCAGCCCCTGTGACGGTGTCTGCGCAGGTGCAGCCGCTTTCCTCCGGTGACCTGCGGCAGTTGTCGGGCATCAACCTGAACGGCTCGCAGCGCGCGATCTACCTGTTTGGGGACGCGAACGCGCTCTCTCGGGTGACCAACAAGGGCGGTGACCTGATCACCCTCACGGACGGCGCGAACGCGGGCGTCTGGCTAGTCGTGCAAGAGCTGGAGTCCTACCCGAACTGGACGAAGGTCTGCGCTACCCTCCAAAACGGAAGCTGACCAATGGAAATCGCCCGTTATCAGGCGCTCGGCTATGCGCAACTCACCGGCATGTCCGCAGCCACCACCTTCAAATCGGCAAGCGTGACGGTCCCAGGCGGGACCACTCACGTCCTTCTGAAGGCTGAGGCGCAGAACGTCCGCTGGCGCGATGATGGCACGGCACCCACTTCGACCGTCGGGATGCTGATGACCACCACCGATCAGCCGTTCCTCTACAGCGGCCCGATGAGTGCCCTGCAATTCATTCAGGCGACCGCTGGGGCCATCCTTAACGTGGCATTCTACGGGCTTGCCGGGTGACGAACTTCTCGCCATCGCAGACTCAGTCGTCGGTCCTGACGACGCTGCGGGCTTTTCTGCTGGCCGTGCTTTCATCTGGGGTCGGTGTCTATCAGGCCCAGGTCAACAGGGTTGCAGAGCCCGCCGAACCCGACTTCGTGATGATGACGCTGGTGGACCAGAAGCGCGTCGCCACGAACCTCAACACCTATACGGACTGCTCGTTCACCGCGTCGATGAGTGGCACGGTCCTGACGGTCACTCACGTGAACTTTGGGACCATCGTCACCGGGACCACGCTGTTCGGAACCAGCGTTCCTGCCAATGCGCAGATCGTCTCGCAGACCAGCGGGACGACCGGCGGGGTAGGGACCTACACCATCAGCGCCTCTGCAACGATCTCGAGCGAGAAAATGTCCTGCGGCCAGATCGGGCTCATGCAGTCGATGAGCATGTCTGTGCAGCTCGACGTGCACGGGCCCAACAGTGCTGCAAACGCCATGCTGATCTCGACCTTCTATCGGGATCAGACGGCGCAGGACTTCTGGTCAGGCTTCGGCCCGGGCGATGTTTCTCCAATTTCGGCCGACGATCCAAAGCAGATCCCGTTCTGGAACGACCAGCAGCAAATGGAAACCCGCTGGGTGATCACCGCCGAAATGGGCTTGAATGTCTCAATGAGTGCGCCGCAGGATTTTGCCGACGCGCTGTCGGTCACAATCGAAACGCCTGCCAATTCCAATCCCGTGTAAGCTCGAAGGAGCTCGAAGATGGTCAATACAATTCCGGCCTCAAATTTCGTCAGCGTCATTCCGGGGGTCGAAGGGCTTACCGGCACGGCCCTGAGCATGATCGGCCTGTGCCTCACCTCCAGCCCGCGCGTGCCGATCAACACGGTGGTGCCATTCTCCTCGCAGGCTGCTGTCGCGGCCTACTTCGGAGCGGCGTCCACGCAGGCGATTGGCGCCGGCTACTATTTTGCCGGATTCGACAATTCGGACATCAAGCCCGCCTCGCTCGCCTTCTCGCAGTACAACGTGACGCCTGTCGCGGCTTGGGCTCGCGGGTCGCTGCTGAGCGTGTCCCTCGCCACCCTGCAGGCCTATACCGGCAACATCTCGTTCGTTGCTGACGGCTATACGTGGTCCGCGACCGGCGTGAGCCTTTCGACCGCAACCAGCTTCAGCAATGCGGCCTCCCTCATCCAGACGGCCATCACGGCAACCCCGCCGTCCGGCGCGTCCGTGACAGGCTCCATTGCGGCATCCACCAATGCCTTCACCGGGTCGATCGCAGGAAACACCCTGACGGTCACCGCAGTCTCGTCTGGCTCTATCGTTCAAGGCACCATCATCACCGGCACCGGCGTCACAGCCGGCACGATGATCACCAGCCAGCTGTCGGGCACCGCCAACGGTGTCGGCACCTATTCGGTCAGCATCGCCCAGACGGTCGCCTCGACTGCGATCACCGGCAGCTATGGCACGCTCACAGTGTCCGCCGTGTCGTCTGGAACAATTGCCCTGCAGAACGTCCTGTCGGGCTCGGGCGTGACCGCTGGGACGCAGATCTGGGCTTTCGGCACCGGCACTGGCACCACGGGCACCTATTTCGTGTCCCCGTCCCAGACGGCCTCGAGCACGTCGATCACGGTCAAGCCTGCAACCCCCACGGTTTCGTGGGACAGCACGGCCAGCGCTTTCGTCGTGACCTCTGGTGCCGTTGGCGCTGTGTCGACCATCGCGGCCCCGACCGGCACCTTGTCCGCCCTGTTGCTCCTCACGGCGGCGACCGGCGTCACCCTCTCGCAGGGCGCAGGTGCGGTCATCACCCCCGCCGCCTACATGACCAACCTCATCGGCGAGACGGTCAACTTTGCGACCTTCTTCACCGACTTCGATCCGGACTTCGGGTCTGGCAACGCCAACAAGCAGGCATTTGCCCTATGGAACAGCCAGCAGAATGGCGAGTTCTGCTACATCGCGCTGGACAGCGACCCGAACCCCGCCAACAGCGCAACCGCCACGTCGAGCCTTGGCTACCTGCTGAAGGCTGCCAACACGAGCGGCACCATCTGCTTGTGGCAGACTGCAAACCCCTATCTGCAGTGGGTCGTGTCCGGCTTCGGAGCCTCGATCAATTACAATGGCTTTAACGGCCGCATCACCTTTGCCTACAAAGGCCAGTCGGGTGTCGTGCCGGACGTGACCAATGTCACGACCATGAACAACCTCGTGGCCAACGGCTATAACTGCTACGTGGCGGTCGCAACGGCTGCGCAGCAGTTCAACTATCTGTGGCCAGGTTCGGTCACCGGGCCATTCCTGTGGGCGGATGCCTTCATCGGCCAGATCTGGATGAATGCGCAGTTCCAACTTTCGCTGATGGCGCTGCTGACCAACGTCAAGTCGATCCCCTACAACGCGGCGGGATATGCGCTCATCGACGCGGCCTGCCAGACTGTCATCGCGCAGGCCATCAACTTCGGCCTGATCCGTCAGGGCGTGCCGCTGAGCCTCCTGCAGGCCGCAGAGGTGAACAATCAGGCGGGCGTCAAGATCGACACGACACTGTCGACGCTGGGCTATTACCTGCAGATCCTCCCCGCGAGTGCGCAGGTCCGGCAGGCCCGCGGAACTCCGCCGATGACCTTCTGGTACACCGACGGCGGCAGCGTGCAGTCCATCAACCTCGCCTCCATCGAAATCCCGTAATCGGCGGCCCCATAACCTTCAACAGGAGTCATCAACATGGCTGGTACATTGACCGCCGCCAATGCAATCTTCGCACTGGCAATTCCGGGTCTCTATCCTACCCCTCAGCAGCTGCAGCAGTTCTCCACCGACAACGTCACCGACGTCGCGGAAATCCGGACCATCGAGACCCAGATGGGCGTGGATGGCGTTCTCGCGGCCGGCTTCCAGTTCGTGCCGTTCGAGCAGACGATCACCCTGCAGGCGAATTCACCATCCAATGACATCTTCGATAATTGGTGGGTGCAGATGCAGAACATCAAGGATGCCATCGGCTGCTCTGGCACCCTGACGCTCCCGGCCATCGGGAAAAAGTACCTGCTCGTCAACGGATACCTTTCGAGCTACCCGACCTATTCGGGCGTTCACAAGATCCTGCAGCCGAGGAAGTACGGGATCGTCTGGAACTCGATCTTCCCAGCGCCCGCCAACACGTCTCCGATCACCTGAGTGAAGGAATTCGACCTTGCGTAAGGAAGTCGAATACATCGTCTCGGACGAGGGCCGGGACAAGGGCAAGACGTTCCTCATTGCCGAAATGTCGGCCTACGATGCCGAGCGTTGGGCATGGCAGGTCGTCATGGCACTTGCAGCTGGTGGTGTCGACGTGGGCGACATCGCTGGCGCTGGAATGGAGCAGCTCGCGGTCATCGGGATCAACGCGCTGTTCCACATGCCGGGCGAGGAATCATGGCGCCTGGCGGACGAGCTGATGAAGTGCGTCTATGTGCTTCCTGACCCGTCCAATCCAATGCTTCGGCGCAAGCTGACGCTGGACGACATCGAGGAAACGAAGACCCGGCTGATCCTCAAGTGGGAGGTTTTCAAGCTTCACACGGGTTTTTCGCTTCCCGGCGCCCCATCGAGCTCGACCTCGGAGACGCCGGCGGAAACTTCCTCGAATACGCCAACACCCCCGCTACCATCGGGGCGGTCGTCTCCTCGGGCAAGGCGAGTCTGAGGGACTGCCAGACCGACTATTCCATCGAAGATGTCTATCTCCTCCTAGAGATCAACTCGGTGGACGCGCACAACCGGCGCATCGTTCAAAAGGAACGGGAGCGAAAAGAACATGGCAACGGTTATTGATTCTCTCGTTGTCACGCTTGGCTTCGATTCCAAGGACCTGCGCAGGGGGCAGCAGGAAGCCCGCGACCAGATCGACAAGACCAAGGAAACCGTCCGCAAGGGCGGGGCCGAGATTGAGAAGTCGATCAAGTCGTCGAACGAGTTTGTCAACAAGCTGACGATCCGGTTCCTTGAGCTGTTCGCGGTACTGGCAGGCGCAAGAGGCCTCAAGGACTTCACGTCCGACCTGACCAAGGCGGATGCCGCGCTGGGGCTGTTTGCGGCCAACGTCGGCCAGAAGCCGCAGGATGTGCAGGCGCTGGTCAACGCAATCGAGCGTGTGTCGCATACGTCTGAGGGCGCGGCGGAGTCGATCCGGGCCATCAGCACCGAGCTGGCTAACGTCAAGATTGGCCAGCAGAGCCAAGGCTTCATGGAAGCCATCGCTCGCATCGGCGCGCTGTCGGGGCAAGCTGTCGACTATGGGCATGGCCTGACGCCGTTCCTGTTGTCTGCTGCCGATGCGCTCAAGAAGCTGGACGATCAGGGCCAGAGGACCGTTGCCCTCGACCTGGCGCAGAAGCTTCACATCCCGGAATCGGAATTCAACCTGCTCGTTCAGGGCAGCAAGAAGGTTCGGGAGGAGCTGGAGAAGAGCGGCCAAATCGGGCTGACGTCGCCGGCTGCCATTGATGCGTCGAACCGGCTGCTGACATCATTCACTGAGCTGAAGCAGACCCTCGCAGCGGTTGCAAACGACATCCTCCCGAAGATTGCGCCTGTCGTGGAAGGCGTTGTCAGCGACTTTCAGCGTTGGGCGCAAGCCAACAAGGAAGCCTTCTCAGACGCGATCCGGGGCACGCTGGAATGGATTCGGGATAACGTCCCGAAGATCGCGTCGGACATTGCGGCGACAGCCAAAAGCATCGACTCAATCGTTTCGAGCACGACGGGGTGGGGAACTGCGCTGAAGGTCGTTGCGGGCATTTGGGCGACGATGAAAATTGCTCGAATTGTCGTCGGCATGGCAAAAATCGCTGGATACGCCAGAACTTTCGCAAGTTTCATGGCTGCTGCTGCGGGGTCTGTAACTGGTATCGTCGGGCTATTTGGCAGCGCCCTCTCTATGATTTCATCCAGCGCTCCGGAGTGGCTGAAAAAGGGATTAACGGAAGGACAGGCGGCGCGCGAAACGCTGCATCTGCCTGAGATGAATACAGGGCCATCCGGAGGCCTACCGAGCGACCCTGACGGGCTAATGCCAGGCAAGGGGCCGTTCGTTCCAATGCCGCCCGGCATTGACGGGGCTCGTGCTGGTGGCGGACCTGTCGAAGCTGGCAAGACCTATCTTGTGGGTGAGCGCCGGCCTGAACTGTTCACACCTCGCACCAGCGGGACGATCATCCCGGATCTTGGTCGCATGTTCGCGGGAATTGGGACCGGCCTGCCGAACGCAGCCGCGTCAGCCGCCAGCGCAATCATGGGGCTCGCTATTCGCGTGAGTGGGGGCGAGGTGTCGTCCTCAAACCCCTTGCCCGTAAAGCTGGTCCAGATGGGCGAGAATTCGTCTGCAGGCTCGTCTGGTGGCCTATTCGGCGGGTTGATGAACACCCTATTCGGATCCGGTCCGAGTGGGGCTGCGTCCGGCCCTGCGGCAGCGGTATCTCGGGCCGTGTCCAGCCTCACTGGTGCCGGCCGCAAAAGTGCTGGCACTCCAGGCGAGCCGAAGAGCCCCGGCTCCGGCCCGTTCACGGGCGGCACAGGCGGATCAGCAAAGCCTGCAACACGCGAAGCCATGATGGGCTATGCGATGGACCAGCTCCGCAAGGAAGGTGTCCCAGAAGCCAATCTGAGGGCCGCGGCGGCTCACCTTGTCGGGCAGGCCGATATGGAATCTGGCCTAAACCCGAATAAGTCGCATGATGGGGGAACGGGCTACGGAATTTACGGAGCCCGGCTTACTCGTCGATCCGCGATGTTTGCTTGGCTCAAAGAGCATGGCTACGCAATGAATTCGGCGGAAGGTCAGATGCGCGAAATGGCGCATCGAGCGATGTCGGGTCAGTACAAGCAGACGAAGCGCATTTTGATGAATGCGACTGCGGAAGGCCTTGGCCCTGGCTCTCGTGTCATCACCCACGAATTCGAATCCCCGAAAGTTGACAACGACAGGTCGGGGGCCGTCGTGAAGGCCTATCGAACCAATCCGGGATCAGGCAGCCCACAGGATGCTGGAAAGCCGAACTGGTTTAACCCGTCGAACCTTGCAAAGGGTGCCGCCGGGGCGATCAGGACCGACTACAACTATCACCACAACCCGGTGAACAACACGTCGCACACCCAGACGCACATCGGGTCGATCAATGTCCACACCCAGGCCACCAATGGCCATGGGATTGCGTCGACCATTCGTGAGTCCGTGGCGAATGTTTTTGGTCCTGCTCACGCGAACTACGGATTAGCATGAGATGGGCATCAACGGCCTTCCGACGCTGGGGTTCGCCATTGGCGACTTCACCGGCGCACTGCTGACGCAGGACACCATCAGCTATGCCTCACTCGGCTATGGGCCGCAGTGGGGCATCTTCTCCGGGGGCGCTCCGGTCGTCTCGGCTGATACCGTCGTCGAATTCTCCTACAAGGAAGAATACGTCGTCGCGGACTATCCCATCGAGACCGGGGCCTTTGTCTCCTACGACAAGGTTTATCAGCCATTCGACGTTCGAGTGCGCTATGTCGCGGGCGGGTCTGACGCCAACCGTCAGGCGCTGCTGCAGAGCATCGAGGCCATCGTCGGAGACCTGAACCTCTACGATGTAGTTTCGCCCGAGGCGGTCTATACCAACGCAAACGTGGTCCACTTCGACTACCGGCGCACCTCTTCCAATGGCGTGAAGCTATTGGCCGTGGATGTCTGGCTTCGTGAGGTGCGCATCGCGGGAACCTCAGCCCCCAGCGGGTTCGATATGTCGAATGCGGCATCTCCGGCGGCCGCAGACCCGGTGAATGGCGGCACGGTGCAGCCAACAGCCGCGCCGTCCAACATCAGCGACCCGATCAACCAAGCCTTCGCGTAGGACGACAACCATGCTTGTGGTCCCCACGAAATCGGTCAAATCGCAGACGTTCCTGGCGCTGCTCGCAGGTCAGGAGACGCAATTCAACATCTACCAGAAAGAGCAGGGGCTCTTCATGGATGTGCTCCTGAATGGGACAGTGGTCGTCGCGGGTGTCATCTGCGAGAACGCAAACCCGATCATTCGGAAACAGTATCTGGGCTACTCCGGCGATTTCATTTGGTGGGACACGCAGGGCTCAAGCGATCCCTACTACACGGGTTTGGGATCGCGTTTTGCGCTGGTCTATCTCACCCCATCCGAACTTCCTTCAGGCATCTACTGAAATGTCCTTCTCGCAGAAGATCCTTCAGTTCGATTTCTCGATGGGCACCGGGGTATTCGACGGTGGCGGTAACAGCCATAGCGCGGTTGGACTGCGGTCCTCTGTCAGGATCGAGACCGTATCCGGCGTGACCATGGGGAAGATGGACGCGGCAATCTATGGTTTGCCTCTTTCGGTCATGAACCAGCTATCGACCGTTGGCACGCAGATGACGCAGGTCAGGAACAACACCATCACGGTCTCGGCCGGGGATTCTGACAGCGGCGTCACCCAGATCTACACCGGCACCATCAATTATGCCTACGTGGATGCGCAGAACATGCCGGAGGTGGCATTCCGGGTGCAGGCACTGGCCGGGCTGAAAGAAGCCGCTATGCCAACGGACCCTGTGTCCTATCAAGGCTCCACGGATGTCGCGCAGATCGCGCAGAAGATTGCAGGCGCTGCCGGTCTCAAATTTGAGAACAACGGCGTGAGCATCAAGCTCGCAAACCCATATCTATGGGGCTCGCCAAGGTCTCAAATCCTCTCTCTGGTTGAGCACGCCGGCATCGAGCACATCATCGAGAATGGCGTGCTCGCAATTTGGCCAGCTGGACAGGCGAGGGCGGGAAGCGCGCTCATCTCCCCAGAGACTGGCCTTGTCGGCACACCGATGTTCGACCAGTCCGGCGTGATCGTGAAGACGCTCTACAACCCCTCGATCAAGTTCGGGCAGCAGATCACGATCCAGAGCATCATCACGCCAGCGTGCGGCGATTGGAATATCTACTATCTCCAATACGCGCTCGATGCGGTCACGCCACACGGACAATGGTTCCAGACGATCAAGGCTCTTCGAGCCGGATCCTCATCAGACACGACCCCCTCAACAGCAGGTTAACCGATGGGCGACGCATATAATCCATTCATGGGGTCGGCCGAATCCGGCTCCCCAGAAAACGGCGTCAATTTTCTCATTCGCCAGGCGCTCGGACGGATCTCAACCGCAATGCCGGTCAAGATCGTCAAGGTCACAGGAGGTGGCGTAGGCCCTCCGGGAACGGTCGATGTGCAGCCTCTGATCAAAATGGTCGATGGCGTCGGAGGCAATCCAACGTCGCACGCCGTCATCAAGGGCATTCCGTTCACGCGCGGCCAAGGCTCCGGGAACGTCATCATCAATGACCCGGTTGTCGGTGACATCGGGCTGATGGTCATCCCGCACCGGGACATCTCGAGCTTCAAGGCGAACAACGGGGCCGAGTCTGCGCCGGGATCGCGCCGGCGCTTCGACATGGCGGACGGGATCTACATGGGCTCGATGTCCATGCAGACCACGCCGACGAACTACATCAACCTGAATGGCGGGAAGATCGCGATCAACAGCCCAGGCGACATTCAGGTCACCTCTGCCGCCACAGTCACGGTCAATGCCACGAACGTGAAGATAAACGGGAGCGTGGACATCAATGGGTAATGCTGTCGCTCGATTGGGGGATGGGTCAGACCACGGTGGGACCATTATCTCCTCGGCCTCCAGAACGACTGTCGAGGGTGCGCTCGTGGCTCGGGTTGGAGACCTGCACTCCTGTCCGATTCCGTTCCATGGGATCACCCCCATCCTGACCGGATCCAGCCAGTTCAAATGCGAGGGCGCTTTGGTCGCCCGGACAAGCAGCACCACGGGCTGCGGCGCATCCATCATCGGCGGTTCGGCAAAAACCTTCTGCGCTTAACGAGGCGGGTCCATGGCATCGACGCTGTTCCTCAACCCGACAACGTGGGATCTGGTCGCGGACGCTTCCGGAAACATCGCTGTCGCTGCTGAGCCCTATGCCTTGGCACAGGACGCTGCCAGCGCCATCCGGACGTTTAAGGGTGAGGTCTGGTACGACTCCACGGTTGGCGTGCCCTATTGGGCTCTAATCCTCGGGAAACAGCCACCCATCTCGCTGATGAAGTCGAAGTTCACTGCGGCTGCTTTGACGGTCCCGGGTGTGGTTTCGGCCAAATGCTACCTCGCCTCGATCATCAACCGGAATGTCATCGGGCAGGTCCAGGTCACAAGCTCTAGCGGACAAACGGCGGTAGCAACGATATGACGACCAATGTCCCCCAGCCGTCATTCACGTCGGCAGGCTTTCAGCCGCCTGCGGAGAGCGCGATCCTGACGGGTGTCCTAGAGGACATCAATGCGGCCTTCTCCAACACGCTCAACGTCACGAACCTGACGACGCCGCAGGGCCAGCTCGCATCCTCGCTTGCGGCGGCCATCGGCAACACCATGGGGCTGTTCTGCGCGCTTGCGAACGGCGTTGACCCTGCCTTCGCCTCGGGCCGGATGCAGGACGCCATCGGCAACATCTATTTCATGTCGCGCATTCCCGGCGAGTCCACGGTTGTCGCCTGCACCTGTGTCGGCCTCAGCGGGACGGTCATTCCCCGCGGCACGCTGGCCCAAGACATCAACGGCTACACCTATGCCGCGGTGGATGGCGGCACGATCCCGGTCGGAGGGTCCATCTCCCTCAACTTCGCCAACATTCAGCAAGGGCCGCTGCCATGCGCAGCCGGCGCGCTGTCGACCATTTATCAGACGATCCCCGGCTGGGACTCGATCTCGAATCCTGCCGCAGGGGCCTTGGGTCAGAACGTCGAGACTCGCGCTCAGTTTGAGGCTCGTCGGCAGGCATCGGTGGCGGTCAATTCGAACGGTCAGAATGCGTCGATCCGGGGCGCTATCCTGGCGACGGCTCAGAATGGATCCGGGGTCCTCGATTGCTTCGTGATGGACAATCCGAGCAACTCCTACTCTGCAGGCCTGCCGAACGTCGTGGCCGTCTCATCAATTTCAGGGACGACACTGACTGTCGCGTCGATCCAGTCGACGCTTCCCGGGCCCCAAGGATTCATCCAGATCGGGCAGGCCGTCACAGGCCCGGGCGTCGCCGCTGGAACCACCATCACGGGTCTGGGGACCGGAACGGGTGGCGTGGGCACCTATACGGTCTCGGTCTCGCAGACCATCACCAGCGCGGCCCTGAACTTCGGCGGCGTGGTTCTCAACCCCTATTCGATCTACATCACGGTTTCTGGCGGCACGTCATCGGCCATCGCGCAGGCTATTCTGTCCAGCCGCGCGCCTGGCACCCCTATGATGGGAAACACCACGGTCACGGCCTATGACACCTCGTCACCCTATCCACCGCCGGGGATCCCATATCAGATCACCTATGAGGCGGCGCTCAACCCGACGGTGTTCTTCAGCGTCCTGATGAAGAACAACCCGGCAATTCCTTCCGGCGGCACGGCCCAGATCCAGACCGCGATCACCAACCTCTTCTCGGGGGTCAGTGGCGGCCCGCGCGCAGCGATCGCAAGCATCCTGACGGTGTCCTCCTACTATGCCGCGATCGCAGCCCTTGGCTCATGGGCGCAAGTTTTGGCAATCAAGCTTGGCTCGACCATCCTCAACGCGGATGCAACCTTCACCGCCTCGATCTCGGGGATCACGATGACTGTGACCGCCGTCGCCTCCGGCACCCTGGCTGTAGGCCAAGCTCTGCTGGGGACGGGTGTGGTGGCCGGCACGATCATCACCGGGCTGGGAACCGGCACGGGCGGGACTGGCACCTATGTGGTGTCGACTGGCCAGACGGTCTCGAGCGAGACGATCACCGGCTATGGGCAGGCGCAGGCCGAGATCCAGATCGGCATCAATCAGGCGCCAGTCGTTTCCGCATCCACAATCTTCGTGACATACATCTGAGGGCGACATGAACGGTGGATCGAGTCCTAACTGGTCTTACGGCTATACGCCGACGGCTGCGCAGTGGAACGCGGCGTTCGCGTCAAAGATGGACTTCAATACGAATAACAACGTCTTCAATGTTCCATTCACCTTTCAGGGAAACTCCGCCGCATTAGCTGTCGCATTTCAGAATTTTGCTGAGACATTCGAGATTCGGACGGCTGCCCCGACGTCGTCAATCAACCTCTATGTCGCCAACGGGAAGACCCTTTTCCTGACAGCCAATGCTACGGCCAACTTCAATCTGAACGTTACGATGTCCGCGATCACGCAGCTGGCCGCAACGCTGCAGGTCGGTCTGAGGATCGAGATTGATTTGTGGGTCACGAACGGCGCAACACCCTACTATATGACCAGCATGCAGATCGACGGGGCTTCGGTCACCATCATCTGGGAAGGCAACATTGCCCCATCTGCCGGCCATGCAAACTCAATTGATCGCTATCGGTTCGACATCGCTCGGACGGGTAATACGGCTTACACCGTCTTCGGCAAAATGGTGCAGGGATAAGACATGGCAGCCCCGCCCGATCCCGGCCCTCCCGGCGAAATTGGCGTCCTCACGATTGGCGAAAGCGCCATCGGGGATTCGCTCTTCAACTGGTGGAACACCATCCTTTCGCAATTTGCGAACAGCCCGGTCATCATCGGGCTAATCGACGACCTCACGCAGAACCTCGACGCGACCCCGTGGCTTTCTGCGTGGTACGACGAGCTCTGGAACGTCCTCACTGCCCAGGGCTATGGCCTTGATGTCTGGGGGCGCATCGTCGGCGTCCAGCGCAACCTCCCCATCGAGCCTGTGATCTACTTCGGCTTTTCGAATGGCGGCGTTCTCTATTATGCTCCGTTCGACCAAGGACCGCTGTATTCAGGTGAGGTCCTGCTGACGAATTACACTCTCACAGATCAGCAGTTTTTGCCGCTCATTTTGGCGAAGGCTGCGGCAAATATCTGGAACGGGTCGACCGCAGGACTCAACCTGATCCTCCGGCTCTTGTTTCCAGGCCAGACGGTCTATGTCGTCGACAACCAGAATATGTCGATCAACATCGTCTTCAACTTTGCGCTTCAGCCGTGGCAGGTCGCGGTGCTGCTGACCAGCAATGTGATGCCTCGCCCGAGCGGCGTCGCTGTCACCTATATCCAGACGTGAGGACGGTAGATGCAGGCCTCCCAGATCCCGGTGAAAATGCCGCTCGTATTCGCACAGAATGCTGGCAGCGGCTATATTCGCACGGTCCCGAATCCAAGCCAGATCATGTCGACGCCGGGTGCTGCGTCCTTTAATGACGGCTTTCCCCCGCTGACCTTCAGCTCGCCTTTGGTCGGCGGCGTCCCTCCGGATGGTCGCGACTTCAACGGCTTGCTGAACGCCATCACGGCATGGAACCAGTGGCAGCAGCTTGGCGGCCCGGTCACCTATGACTCGACCTTTCAGGCAGCTGTCAGCGGGTATCCGAAGGGCGCGGTCGTTCAATCTGCAACTTCCAGCGGGACCTTCTGGCTTTGCACGACGGACAACAACACGACGAATCCTGACACGGGTGGCGCCGGCTGGGTCGATGTTCGCTTTGTTTACAACATTTATGCGGTCGCATCAGGCCCGACGAACGCATGGGTCGCATCTCCTCCGGTTGCGATTCCGTCGCTGACCGATGGCGTCATGATCCGCGTGCGCTTCGCAGCGACCAACAGCACGGCGTCCCCGACCATAAATGTCTCAACCCTGGGCGCTGTCACGATCTATGACCGCAATGGCGTGGCTGGTCTGCCTGCCAATTGGCTGCCGCTCGAAGCCCTCCTGCAGTACAATAGCGCGTGCTCTGGATGGTGCTGCCTGAATTCTTCGCCGGTCTATTCGGACACCATCGGCGGCGTTTCGCTGGTCCAAACCTACAACGGCAACCCGAATGGGCACCTTTCAGGCAATGCCTCTGTGGCTGGTGTCAGCGCGCCATCCATGGCCTTTGACATCACGGAAAACGTCCTCTGGGTCTGCACCACGACCGGAACCACGACGACGGCCGTCTGGCAGCCGATCATGGTGGGCTTCGTCGGCATCTTGTGGGCAGGCGTTTCCGGCGGGTCTGCGAATGCTCAGACGCTCACACCTACGCCCGCTCTATCCGGCTTGGCTGCAGGTGTCGCGCTGTCATTTCAGGCGGGCTTCTCGAATACCGCCGCGCTCACCATCAACGTGTCGGGGCTCGGTGCCAAGAATGTTTACAAGGACGGACCTGCTGGCCCTGTAGCCTTGACCGGCGGTGAAATCATCGCCAACCAAATCTGCACCATCCGATATGATGGCACGCAGTGGCAGTTGACATCGACCGAGCTTGGCACCGCTGCCTTGGCGAACGCATCGTCAAACACGGGCAAGGTCGCAGCCGTCACTGGATCATCGACGTCCGGCCATATCGCGGTGTTCTCGGACAGTCTAGGCACGATCCAAGACGGTGGGCCTCTCTCTGTTCCGCAGGGTCTTTACGTCAATTCCAGCGGCACTCTGTTCCCCGGCGTTTACATCATCGACACGACGGCAGGGCCGATCACTGCGACGCTGGCAAGCGGACAAAGTGCAGGCGCTGGATGGATATTCATCGACGGTCCCGGAAGCTGGGCGGTCAACAACTTCACCGTCGCGTTCCCGACCTATTCGCTGGCGATGCCCTACACATCGACCGGCTTGCCAAGCCCTCTTACCTGCAACGTCCCTGCCGAAGAATTCCTCATGTGGTTCGACGGCACAAATCTCAGGATGTTCTAAATGCTTCTGTCAGACATTCTCAAAGGCGGCCAGCTCCTTCAGGCCAAGGCTGGAAACTCCGCGATCAACGCGAATGATCTGCTTGTGCAGAATTCGCTTGGGCAGCTTTTCAGCATGCAAAATAGCGATACAGCGGCAGTTGCGAGTGCAGGTGCATGGCCTGTCTCAAATCAGTCGGTCGTCCCATATTCATTTGGCGCGGCCTCTGGTGCTAGCAACCCTGCTGGCAGCTTTACGACTCAGGAGGCGGTACGCAATACTGCAGACGGTTCGGTTCTGATCGCTACTCCGAATGCGTCTAGCAATTTTGGGCTTAGGGTTTCAAAATACAATTCTGCGGGAACGTTGATCACGTCTGTTGTTTTGTCATCAAATTCGTCGGTCGTCTGGTATGCAAGCATCCTACCGCTATCAAACGGAAACTATGCGGTCGTATGGTCCGAGGGCAGTGGTGCGACAGTTTACTTCGCGATCATTGATCAGTATTTGACTGTCGTCGTCGCGCAAACGACCGCATCAAGCCCCAGCCTAAATATGAACGTGACAGCAACCGCGCTGTCTGGTGGCGGCTTCGCGCTGGCCTATGGCACGTCCTCTGGTGTCTATCTGGCCATCTATACAAATACAGGCAGCGTTACGTTCACGCCGACGCTGCTATCAAGTTCGCCTACAACGACTTTCACTGCTCTCAATATTGCGCAAATTTCAAACGGGAATATCGTGATTGCGGCAATGCAACCGAATGTTTCCAATTGTCTTAGCTATACGATCAGGACAAATGCAGGCGCAACATCTGTAGCGTGGACCACGCTCAATACATCGACATCGGTTCAGGGTGGAACTTCGAATGGGCCTTTTATATCTGTTCTGACTGGGTTCTTTTGTGTTGCAGTAGCTGATGGAACAAATGGTGCAGTAGCTTATGTTCTTAGCAATACTGGCACCCTTCAAGGGTCTGCTTTTAAGTCATCGACGTTTGGTGGCGTGCTAACAAGCACTGCTGTCACCATGGGCCAAGCAGGGATGACGCTGCTGAATGATGGCACTGCATTTTGGCTTATTGCGGGTGTTGGAAGTGGTGCTGGTGCATGTGCGGTGTATCTACCAACAACTGGCACTGGATATGTCGCCACATTACTGCCGACACTGACTTTAATCGGGGCAATAATTGAACGCGGGTTTGTCGTTCTAATGACGACCGGGGGATTCAGGGTTTATCAAATTTCAACATCAAATAATCTTACGTTTTTGAACCTGTTTGCCACAGGCATAGCTAACGTAAGCTCAATGAGCCCCGTTTTTAGCGCTGGTGATTTCTGCTTTGGAATCGTGAACCAAAGTACGGGCGCTCCAAGCGTGTATTTTGGAATAGTAAAATACCTAACCGCTCCGATTGTTGGCGTATCGCCACAGGCGCTGGCTGCTGGAAATGCAGGGACAATGGTCACGTTCAATCAAGGTCCAGGCGCGTTCCCTACTAACACAATTATCGGATCAAACGGGAAGAACTTCAGCCATAGAGGCGGAAATCGCGGAACATTGTTCAGCGGTAGCGCGGTCCTTGCTGGCGTTTCAAACCCTCGCCCGATCAACTAAGGATAAGTCAAATGGCCACAGGTCTCGTCGCGGCGCTTGGCGTCAGCTCAACAGTCACATACGTTCCAGATAATGATGCAAAATTGACGATCTCATCTTTTTGTAACAGCGGTTCACTTACGATGACTATCGGCGGTGTTTCGATGTCTTCCACAAGTACGATCTTCGAATTTCATATTTTTGTTGCCGGGGGCAGTTCTATAACGCTTGCCACGGGCACTAATACATACGCCGCAATATCTACATTGGAGTCATGAGCGATGTTGAAGAAAGTCTTCGTTCTAAATGACGAGGTTATCTCGACGAGTGCGGTCGTAGCTGGTGTGAATGTATCAAGCACGATATCCGGTGCCGTCGAATATACGACCGACGTGAGCAACCCCGTCGATGTCGGCTGGTCCGTCACCGTGACCAACGGCGTCCCGTCCTTCACCGCCCCTGCGGCGGTGCTGCCGAAGCTGACGCCGATGCAGTTCTATCTGGCCTTCACGCCGGCTGAGCGTATTGCGATCAAGACCTCGACCGATCCTGTCGTGTCCGAGTTCTGGGCGACCTATCAGCTCGCGGTCCAGACGAACACGCTGATTGACCCGTCGCTGACCTCGGTCGTCGAAGGGTTGACTTATATGGCAACCTCGAAGACGGCGACCCCGCCCGGCGCAGGCATCCTCGCCTCAAGCGCGCGGATTGCGCAGATCCAAGCCGGCACCCCGCAATAACCTGAGAGGCAGCCATGGGACGCTTGCAGCGGGTCAGTGAGCGGCTGGCGATGAGCTTCCTGAAGGTGGCCCATCCTCAGTATTTTCGAGAGCATTTAGAGCCTTCCTCAATGGCTCTATTGCTTCCGGTGCAATCATCACCCGCAGAATCCCCAAACGGTCAAAGCCAGCCAGCTCATAGGTCGCAGTGTCGAGCTGCAGCTCTCCCGTTGGCAGCAAGGCCATATTCATGGGCAGGTCCACTCTCACAATTTGCAGAGGCTTGCCGCTCTTCAGCATGTCTTCGTATGGCTTTCGCCAAGCGTCATCAGGTTCATCGGCCATCGTAACCTCCTAGATCGCGCCCATGATCCGGGAAGTTCGTTAAAGGATTTCACCCCCATGCGCCTTTTGTCAGCCACGCTCTGCGCGGCATTGCAGACGCTTGTCTTCATGGCCGGGATTCTGTGGCTCACAAGCGCATGCGCACGCGATCTGGACGGGCGCTATGCCAATAGCGACCTGCGCGACTGGTACGCCCGGCAGAAGAACGTCGTCGGCGCTCTTTGTTGCTCGGACGCTGATGGTCACGAGGTCACCGAATGGGGCAGGGGCCCGGCCGGCTATTGGGTCGAGTTCGACGGCAAGCGCCACGACGTCCCGCCTGACGCGCTGGTGAACGGTTCGCACCCGCAGGGCAAGGCGGTCGTCTGGATCTATCCAGTGGGCACGGACGTCGTGCGCTGCTTCATTCCAGGAATGGAAGGCTGAACAGATGAGCTTTTATACCGATGTCCTCATGAAGGACCCGCGCTTCAACTCGCCGCACACGGACATCGTCGTCTGCGACCTGAACCTTTTGGAGCCAGGCACCCGCGCCGCTGTCGTCGAGATGACGGAGATGGCCAAGGCGGCTGGGCACGAACTCAAGGTCTGTGAGACCTACCGTTCGCAGGCTCGACAGCATGCCCTTTTTGTGAAGGGCGCGACGCAGCTCTCGCATGTCGGAATGCACGGCTATGGGGTCGCGGCCGACCTGCAGCTATTCGTCAACGGCAAGTATGACCCGAACGGCTCGCACTATGCGTTCATGCACGCCATGAGCGTGCGCTGCAAGCTGGTCTCCGGTCAGGGCTGGGGCACCGCCAAGGCACCTCACACGTTCACAGACTGGGATCATGTCCAGCGCGTGCCGGTGTTCCGGCAGGACCAGATCTTCGCTGGCACGTGGTATCCGCCGGTCGATTACGATGGTTGGGCTGACATGCTTGCGCACAACATTGCAGGCATTGGATGACACCCGGCACGCCCTGCCGCCACTGCGGCTCCCCAGCACGGTGCAACCCGTGCTGGAAGCCCGTGCGCGGGGGGATGTGCAAGGGCGCGCATGACAGGTGGCTGGAAGAACTCGCGCGCGAGGCTGCGGACCTTCCCATCCCGCCTGCGCGCACGCTGGAACAAGTGATTGCCGGCCTGAAGCGCCGCGCTGCCTGAAGGCCTTTTCACATGAAACATTCCGATCTGGCTCTGCTTTCGCAGAGTGCCTATTCGCGCGCTCCGACATGGGTGGCAGCCGACAATCCGCGCGCACGGGCCATGCTGGACGTGATCGAAGGCGTTCCGGTGATCTCGGTTCCCGGAACCGATCCGACCGTGCCGGACGATCTCATCACGGACGGCGATTGCGACGCGGTCTCGGTGCCCGGCCTTGGCTTCGTCCATGACGGATTCCAGCGCATCGCCCTGTCGATCTATCAGCAGATCGTGGCGCAGGTCGCGCCCGCTGATCGGATCGTGCTCACCGGCCATAGCCTCGGTGGGGCCGTGGCGCAGGTCTTGGCGGCGCTGATCGTGCGCGACGGCCATGCAAAGGCGGTCGAGCTGGTGACCTTCGGTTGCCCGCGCGTCGGTGCGCAGCGCCTCGCCGCCCGGCTCTGGGACGTCAAGAAGACGCTCTATCGCTTCGGCCATGACCCGGTGCCGCAGGTCCCGTGGCTGCTCTGGCAGTGGCCGCCTGTTTTGATGATGCACCCGGCGAGCCTGACCAAGATCGGCACGCCGCTGCCCGAACTTCTCTCGAACCACTCCATCCAAAACTACGTGACCGAGCTGCAACGGCTCGGGCTCTGAAGGGAATCTGCCATGGACCACACCATCATTGACGCGCCGCTCATCGAGTTCCTGCGACCCTACATTGACGTCATCCTGCAGGGGCTTGTCGCGGCCTTCATCGTGTTCTTCGCGGGCGTCGTGAAGAAGTACACGGGCGTGCAGCTCTCTCAGGCCGCGCTGGACAAGATCCGCGCCGCTGCCTCGACGCAGGCGGGCATTCTGGTTGCTGGCGCTGCCGACAACCTCGTGAAGACCCAGATCACGGTTGACCATCCTGCTGTGGCATCGGCGGCCAATTTCATCTTCGAGCATCTGCCTGACGCTGCAAAGGCGGCCGGTCTGACGCCCGACACCCTCAAGGCCATCATCGTGGGCGAGATCGGCAAGCTTCAGGCATCTGCCACCGCCGCCAAGTAATCCACCCAGAAGGAACATCCCAATGCGCAACTTCATGCTTGCCGCCATGTGCGCGGCTATCGTCACCCTTGGCGGCTGCAACACGACCGGGCAGGGCGGATTCCTGGCTGCTGCCATCAACGATCTGAATGCCGGGACCGTCGCCCTGACGAACTTCAACAACGCGCTGATCACGCTCAACCTGACCATCCTCGGCAACATCAAGGCGCAGGCCCAGCAGCTCGCCCCGCTGGTCTGTGGCGGCATCTCGCTCGGCAAGACGCTGGCCGCTGATCCTGCGGTCGCCGGCAACGTCAACGCCTATCTGGCCAAGCACCAGAATGGGCAGGTGGTCATCGCAGTAGCCTCGGACCTGTGCGCCATCGGCGGCCTGCCCACGACTGTCACCGCGGTGCCTGCCACAGCCTCCGTGCCTGTCGCTGCACCGGCTTCGGGGGGCTGAGCATGGATCTCCCCACCATCGAGGCAGACGTTCAGGCTGTCATCGACCATGTGATGAACGGCATCAAGATCGCGCAGTCGTCGGATACCATGCAGGCGATCGAGGCCGCGTCACCGACGGTTCGCACCCTTGTCGAAAAGGTGCTGGCTTTGGCACCGGGCATTGCGGAAGCCGAGAGCATCGCGGGCTTCCTGATGGCGGCCTACTCGCTCTCGCAAGTTGCCGGCATCAAGGGCGAAGACGCCAACGTGATGGCCGAACACCAAGCCGAGCAGGGCTACAGCAACGACTGATCAGGGCGGCCTCCGGGCCGCCTATTCGCTATTTCAGACGGCTGGGGAAAAGAATGGGCGAGGACGGGGTTTCGCTTCTCCTGAAGCAGTTCACGCAACAGGTCCTCGATCAAGTGAAGGACCAGGGCGAGCACATCTCTGAGCTGCTTCGGTCGGTCGATAAGATTTCCGGCAAGCAGGACCAGATCGAGGAAAAGCTCGACGCTGGCCAGATAAGGTTCGAGGTCCACGAGAAGGTCCACGGCGATCTCGGGCGGCGCGTGAACATACTTGAAACCGACAAGAGCGTGCGTGAATCGGCCCAAAAAGATCGCGACCGCCTGGCGAACGGCGTCTGGTTCCTGATCGGCACCGCGGTGACCGCATTCGTCAGCAACCTCCCATCATGGTTCTCGCACAAATGA